CAAAATTTCCACCATGTTTTTTAACTATACCTTTACCAATTTGGGTGGTTTCTCCTTCATCTTCATAAGTTTTTAATACATCTTCTATAGTAGCTAAAACATTACCATATTGTTTATTAACTTCATCCAAAACCGCCTGAATTTCTTTAGCATTTTCTGTATCGGCTAAATTATTAATTACATTAACTATTGCATCATATTGGTTTTTCATAGTTCTTAAAGAAGCTCTGTGTACATTAACACTTCTATCTAAAGTAGGCTTTTTATTTAAAGCTTCATATGTTAAATCGCCAATATCACTCGTAATGATTTTATCAGTTTTTGCCTCATATAAAGACCGTAATCTATCCATAAATTGTTTACTATAAGCTATTCCATCAGCATTATCTTCTGATGGATAAAAAACACTGTTTAAATAATTTTCTAACTTCGTATATTCATTAGGATTAACTCTATTTAAAGATGAAATTTTCTCTTTAACTGTTGTTGTAGTATCTAATAAATATTGTTTATAAGTATCTGGAAAATTAAAATATTCATCAAAGCTTATTTCCGCCATATAAATTCTCCTTTAACGCAAAATTAGGGGAGAGATATAAAATCTCTCCCCTAAAAATCATTGTTTAATTACCAAGATAATGAATCATGAGCTGCTTCATGAGCAGTGCTATGACGATGTAAATCTTGACTTCCTGCATCTTTAATAATCTGAATTGCAGCAAGAACTTTCTTACTGTGGTCAAATCTTGTATAGTCTGGAAATGCATCCATAGTAAATGTAAATGTACTTGGATCTCCAGAAGATGCCATTGTAAATGTAAAGTTAGACTGAATCTTGCAGTTAGGAATAATAAATTCAGCAGGCATATCTACACCATTAGTATCACGGAATAATGTAGAAGCTTCAAGGTAATAGTTACCACCAAATTTATCTGCGGTAATTTCAATCTGCTGTGCATCAGAACCTGCATGCTCTACATAGTAATCTACTAATACACTATCAAATGTAGTAGCATTCCAAGAAGTTTTATCAAGTGTATATTGATGAGTATTTTCCTCTCCTGCAGCTACACCACTATATGCTTTATGGGCTTTTACTCTAAGTATATAGTAACCATCATCATTTTTGTCAGCTTCCTCATGCATTGGAATATATGGCTCAGATACAATTTCACCATTCTTCATAAACATTACATAAGCAAAGTTGTCATTTTTATCTGCTGGAAGATAAGGTTTCTTACTAAGTTCAATCTGATATTCCAATTCTTCATCTTCACCAGAAATTTTAACCATTGTAGCATCAATAGTTTCTGTAACATGCTGATAAATAGGTTTCTTCTCAGAAGAATTAATAAGTCCTGCACCAGAAAGAATCATGAATCCTTCTGGAGAGATAAGAGCATCTTCCATTGTGAAGGTTACTGTTCTTTCACCTTCCCACGCTACTAAACGAGCATTACCTCTACCACCTTGCGCATATACTGTAGTAGCTGCGCCTTCAAGGCTAGAAGTTTTCAGTGTATCAAAATAAATTACAGGCTCGTTAGCATAAAAGATTTTGTTACCGATTTTTTGTGCTGATTTAGCCTTTAATACAACATCACAAATTTCGCGGACACCGAATCGCATAAGCTATTTCCTCCTTATAAATTTCATAAATATAAAATAAATTATTTATTTAAAAGAAATAAATAAATAACTTGTTCAATGGATATTTTTCATCCAATTGTCGGGTTGAGAATCTGGTTTGCCTCCGGCAAGCCTTACCCGCACATCTAAATCCCATGCATTATATAAAGAATATCTTTCCATTAAATCATATAATTGATACATTGTACAATTTAATAATTCTTGTGGAGGTATTCTTAATGCAACAGTCAAAATAGAGATATATTGCGTAAATACACAAGAATTTGATTCTCCCTTTTGTGCGGCAACACGTTGACGACCACGCATTAGCTTTTGAGCTATTTCTCTAGCTTTATCATCGGCTGGGTTGAAAGCCTGTTGGTCCATTGGACCAGTTTTACTACAAAATATTAATCTTAAAGCTTCTTGTAAAAACTCAAAATTATTACCATCTATAGTAACGCTTCCAGAAGGTAAACCATTAATTACTAAAGAACGTGGAGTGAATAATATTTGCGCCCCAGGAAACAATAATGTTAAGATTTGCATAACATCATGTTTTTTATCAGCGCACTCTTTATCATTCATTACTGTCATAAATATCTGAAAGTTATTTATTTCTTCTAGAACTTTTTTGTCCTCTACAAACATGCTTTTATAAAGACAAAGTGTTTGAACACCAATGAAAAAATCTTCATTTCCTATAAAAGCAATTTCTTTTATAGTCGGTTGATGTAAAATAACTTGGCATTCCGGCACCGGTATGTCAATTCCAGACATAAGTGCTAGACGTAAATCCATATTAATAATCCTCTATAACATCTTTAAAATCTTGTACATGAGCTGGATTTTCTTTTGGTTGTACATTATTTTTATCTTCATCTCCATGATAAGCTAAAAATTGTAAGCATAAACCGCAATATTCATCTGTCAGGTTTAAATCACTAGTTCCCGCAAAATCTAAAGTTCCTATTCCAGATAAATGCTTATCCGTGAACATTGAATCTAATTCTGCGGCAATTCTATAAGGACGTAATTTAAAATCTTTCATAGCCCATTGTTCCATATGACAGCAAATATCAAATTCAATTATACAGCTTCGATATTCTGGATTTGAACTAGGAACAAAATTTCTAATTCTAATTATTATATAAGTTTTTACATCATTATCAACATAGACTTTTGGTCTAATTTTTATATTCTTATCTACCATTTCTAATTTCTGTTCTTCAGTTAAAGCTGGTCTTTCAAGAGCATCTTTAGATGCATAATAAAGTAACTTTAATAAAGTTTTATTAGAAAAAATACTATCTATAATTATAGACATATCTTTTTCAATAGATAAAAAACTTGATTTAGTCGGTTTATAATTTTCTACTTTCATCAACCAAATCTCCTTTAACTCTTAAAATAAAGACTCTACTATAATAGTTTTAGTTATGTTGCCGCAAATAAGTTCAAACTGACCACTTACAGGAGCAATCCATTTAATTTTACACTTCTTAGGGTCTTCATCATCTATTACTAATTTAACTGGATATTTTCTTTTATCAACAGACCATTGCTTTCCAGAAATACCTGTCCAAGTAAACTCATATTCAAGTTTTGGTTTAATAAAGGATGGTCCTTCAATCATTTGTTCAACATTATTTGAATTTGGATTTTCTGGTTTAGTTATTAAACTTCCAACTAATCCTTTTTCTATATCATCTTCTTCTTTATTGATATAGTATTCAACTGCATGAATTCTTATTATTCCAGGAGTACTAATCCAATCTACAGCTTCTGTTCTCCAACAAATGTCAGGTGAACCCTTAATCAATCCTTTTAAATAGAATTTTGCATATCGACGAAAATATTTAACTGTAGCTTCATTTGCAGGCATTAATATGTCAAGTGAAAAATTTGGTTTATCAATACTAATTTCATGTTTTTGAACATAATCAATTCTAGTTTCTACTGGACCTTGAACTGCCATATAACTAGAATGTAATCCATCCTCATCTTCCCAATTAACTGTATAACTACAACGTCTTATACTTCCTCTAAAATAAGCTAATTCAGTTGTATCTTGTAAATATATTAGCCAATGAGTCTGAGTACCTGTCCATTCAAATACATCTCCAGGTTTCCATCCATCTTCATAATATCCAGATATTATTTTATCATCATAACTTTGTTTTGTTTTATCAGGATTAATTAAAACTCTAGTTTCAACTATTCCCTCTTCTTTTAAATCAGACAAGTCTTGAGTCAATTTTTTAACATTCGCACTTTGATAAGAATATAATAAAGCCCTTTCTAAAGTGCGGCGTTTATCAAAAATCATTCTTTCTTGCTGACAATAACCGCCATTTACTTTCATTCGACCAGCAATATTAGCTACACCTTCAATATTATCTTTCGCCCGCATTTTTAATGGATTAGGGCGTTCTAAAGGAGCGCTGGTTGGCTTTGAATCATTAAAAACTCCTAAACGTCTTAGCATTAAATTTAAAGAGGGGTTGCTATCTTCTTTATAACGTGTCATCCGTTTAGCTCCTGTAAAAGGCTTATACATTCAAATATAGTCTTACGGTATAGCTCAAATGTAGTATCTTTAACTCGCAAGCCCTCTAATTTACTAAGTAGTTGTAAAAAAGTAGGCCCAATGAAAATTTCATTAAGCCCAGTAATTTCTATAATAACAGTATCAAGTTGTTTTGACCAATCTTCTTTATGTTCACGCATTGGAATTAATTTCCATAATTGATTAGTTAAGCGTTGAACATTTTTAGCTATATCTTCATTAGAAAAACCAATATTATATTTATCTAGGAGGATAGTACCCATTGGCATCTAAAGCACTCCTTTCTCGCAGCACAGTCCAGTTAGAATGATAATAACCTTTATCATCCAATCTTCTACGTTTATATAAACGTTGCATATGAAAGGACTCTGTCTTTGCGGTTTCAAGTAAATTCATCAATTTAGACAAATGATTTGCTTGAGAAGTCATTTTAAAATCACTTCCATAATATTTCATTCTGGTATTTTCTATTGAATTAACTTGCCTTTGAACCCAACTTTGTTTCATTAATAAAGCTAATATATTAATTTCTTCAGAAGTAAGATTTGCGGCAAAGCAAGAGCGGTCAACTAATACGTCTGGAGTTTCGACGATATTTTCTTCTAAATCATCCCATACAACACCAATTATAAAATCCCCATCAAGGACTTCATCTTCTTTAATTTGTACTACTTGTGTAGTATAGTTAGAGATATCTTGTCTAGGAAATTCAAAACCAGGAATTGCATCAATTAAAAGATTTTGCAAATCCTTAATGGTGTCTTCTGGGGTTAATTCTATATACATATCGTCTGTAATTTTACCAAGAAAACGATTATAAACAGCAGAAAAAAGTGTACCTTTTCTCTGTTCTCCCATATATAATCCCCCTGATTATTTATCTAATTTTGCTGTTGCTGTAGGCTGTACTACATTATATTTAGGTGTTGTTCTACGTCCTTCTGGAGCAGATTCAGTTTTTACACGACGCTCTTTGTTTTCTACAGCTGGTGTGTCCATATCTTCTTTTTCTTTTTGCATATTAGCAAGAGCTACTGTTACATCAAAACCTGTTTTCTTTTTAAGAGCATCTCTCTTGTCAATATCATTTAAAGGAAGAGAAACTGAGAATTTCTTAATTAAATCAATTACACCAACAGGTGCAAAATCAAGACAATCAAGAAAAGCATCTAAAGAACCCTTAGTCATTAAATCAACAATTTGCTGTTCACTTAAATCATACTCTGGTTCACGATTAATACCTAAATCGCCTGTAGCTTCTGGGTCAATAATCTGCAAGAAATTCTGCATAATAGTTCTACCACCTGGCTGATAAGAGAGCTTCTCTAATTCACCATATGTAATATTTTTTGTTTCTCCAGGAGCAAATTCTCTACGAATATTAATCTCCGGAATTGAATATACAGCTAAACTTGCACTTCTATTTTTAACTTTAAGAATTTTTGAACTTTCCATATATATTATATCTCCTTTATCTCAAATAAAAATAAGGGGAGAGGGAAGCTTCTCCCTCTCCCCCAGTTTTTTATATTAAATTACCGAGTATAGATTACGCGATTGTACCGTCTTTGCGGCCATCTAATGTAATAACTTTACCTGTGATACCATCAAGTTTCCATGTATCCATCTGTCCCATCAGAGAAGTGTCTACATAAGCACAAATATCATTTGTTAACATACAAACGACTCCGACTTTCTTATAAACCTGAATCTCTCTAGAACGGTCTGCATTTGTATACTCATCAACAATAGTATTTCCTTCAAATGCAATTTTAACAGGTTTTCCATCAGCACCACTAGGAATAATCCAAGCATATCCTGGGTCAATTACCTTACGGCTGTTTGTTTCATCTTCAAATCCTTGCTCAAGGATGATAACTTTATGACCTTTATAAGAAGCAAGACGTCCTGTTCTCCACAGTTCATCTTTCATAGCTTCTGTATATCTCCAAGCTTCTTTAGGAATCATGTTAACCGCAAATTCATATGTACAATAAATTGTTGGTGTTCCATAAGCAGAAGCAATAGTAAGAAGTTTATCAAAAGCTGCTTCGTCAAATCCTGTTGCGGCAACTCTATTTGCTGGAGGTAACTGGTTAATAGAAGCTTTAAGTGCAGCTCCAACCTCTTTATAGATTAATTCATCCATACCTTCCATAACAATTCTTGTTACTTCAGCGAAGTCTACACGACCATCAAGGAACTCCTCAAATCCAATCTGAGCTGCTCCACCGATAGCAGATGTACGAACTTCAAAACTCTCTTCATTTTTACCAAGTTTAAATACTTCGTAAATACCTGCAAGACCTACTCTTGTAATAAACTGTTTAGCACGATTATTAGAAGTAAGTTTACGTCTGAAAAGAATTCTATCACCCTGTGCAAATGTGCGGGTTTCTGCAAACTGATTATATTGTTCTACCACTTTCTTTGGAAGAACTTCATCTAATGTTTCCTCAATAATTGAGAAAATTGTATTTTTATTTTCACGATACAGTGCGTATGTACCAGCTAACTCATTAAGCTCTCTACGAAGAGTTTCATTTAATGCATCATAGCTAAGGCTCTGTCCACCAAAACTATAAGCTGTAGGAGCGGAAGGGTCAGCCTTTGCAACTGTTTTCATTAACTGAACTAGATTTTGTCTATCTAACATTATCTTCTTCCCCCCTTATTATTTAATACGCATTACCTTAACACCTTTTTGGTGATCTGGCATTGTATAAACTTTAACTACTTGCCATTGCATATCTGCATCTTCAGCACCAGCTTTTGCAAGGATACCATCCTTAGCCTGAGGTGTCAGAATATCTCCAACCGCAAGTGTAGTTTCATTAACAGTGTTAGTAGTATAAAGGTCACCTACGTTAGTTTTAAATACACGTGGTACCATTGTAGTGCCTTCTGGCATTTTCTTTTCTTTATAGGGTCCTACAATGTGGAATGGGTCTTCATTGTAATGAAGTTCATACATATCTGGACCTGCTGTAACATCATCATAATTGAATTTCTTTTCATTAATAGTTGTAGAAGTATTTCCATCAGAATCTACACCATTGTAATAACGAGACTGTCTATCAAAAGCTTCATCTCCATTAGCTGTTGGATTACCGTCTTTATCTACTCCATATCCAAATGGGCTATAAATACGTGCCTGATAGTCATCCTTTCTCATTGCAAATTCGCAATCAATTTGATTTTCTCTATATAATTTTGTTTCATTATATACAAGCATCCATTCACCTTTTCCAGTGAAATTAACTAATCCTGAAGCATAATCATATTTAACAAACTGACCTTGCTCAAGAACATCAATTTTACTATCAGCAGGTAGTTGAGCATAAATCTGTGCGGTTCTTTGAGCAGACAGGTGATTTGGTTCTACTTGTCCATAACCATACTCAACATATGATGCCTGGCTCTTAATATTTTTCTTTAAGAAATCACTAAGCATTATATATCCTCCTTAAAAATTTATTTCATTTCTTTCTCAACTTCCATTGCTGCTTTTACCCAGGCTGGAGTTGACACGTCATCAAATTCTTCACCATTGAAATTAAATGTAGTTGGTGGAGTATCCTTATGTTCATCATCTAAGTTAAAATTAACTTTATTACGAACACAAATTACAGAAAGTTTTGCTTCAATATCATCAAGAGAATATTTATCAATGTTATCTGTAACATCTTTTTTATCCTCATCTGATAACATATAAAATTTATCAATCATCTCTTGTTTCTGAGTTCTTTCGCTTGAAAGTTTGAATGTTCTTAAACTTTCAACTTCAGTTTTTAGAGAATCATAATCGGTTTGAAGTGCGGAATATTTATTAGAAAGTTCAACATATTCTGGAATTTCTTCAAGATTATATTTACCTTTCTTTTTCTTTTTCTCATCTTCATCATCATCTGGATTTGATTTATTATCCCCTTCACCTTCACCATCTTTATTATCATCAGATTTTGAAGTACTTCCTTCTGTATTTTTATCAGAATTAGGGTCTTTTGTTTGTTTATTTTTGTCCTCGTCTTCTTCTTTTTTCTTCTTAAAAGAAGCTTCAAATGCTTCAACATCAGCTTGTGCAAACTGAGTTTCAGCTAATGGAACAAATCCTGCCATCTCTTCGACTTCAGACATATTTTCTACTTTACCCTCATTTAAACTAAAGTTCATACGAGAATATTTAGAATCATCAGAACGACTTTGAAGAACAGCAAATAACTGGTTACCTTCAAGTAATACATTAGACAGAGAATAATTTTCATTATCAATATTACTATAAAGTTGATTCCACAGATTATCGCCAACTGTTACTGAATATTTAGTAAACACTTGTGTTCCTCCTTTATTATTATTTATAATAGTTTTTAATTCTTTTAATTCTTGCATCATGGAATAAATTTTATGTTTAAATCCATTATCAAAAGAAAAATGAGTAGGTGTTATATTAGAACCTTCAAAACACGGTTCATAATTTTCACCTAAAACGCATAGTTTAGATACTATTGCCTCATTAATAATAAAAAGTTTAGGTTTTCCATTATTAGAATTTGTCCAAGTTCCATCTAAACTATCATTATCTAATTCCATAGATTCATTATTGCCATTATCAATAATTCGTTGACATTCAGGGTATTGTCCAGTCCATAAATATCCTTCAGTTACTAAATATTCTCTTTCATATTTACCATCATCAAGATATTTCTGAAACCAAACTCTAGCATTCAAGTCGACGAATCCATAAGGTCTAGTTGTATCACGTACAACAATTTTCCCATTAGAAATATCAATGCTTCTATTATGTTCCTCAAAATCTCCAGAAGCCTCATTGTAAAAACCTACAATTGGACTTCCTGGTAAAGAATTAGCCATCTGTCTAGCTACTTCTTTTGTAATGACAGAATTATTGCGGTTTGGGTCATCCCCAACATAGCAAACTTTAATCTGACATTTAGAGATTAGAGGATTAAGTGGAACAACATTAATAATTTCGCATGGTGTTTCTAATTGAACACTTGTATGCATTATTATCCCCCTAGCTCATTGATTCACGATTCTGAATTGTTTTTTCACTTTTTTGGCTATCATCTTTTTCTGGTCTACCGGCTTCACCACTAGACTGTTTTTGATTAATATTTTTTCCAGAATTATTTGTCGTATTATTTTGATTTTTATTTGTATTATCTTGTTTGTTTGTGCCCAAAATATCTTCTCCATTTAATGTAGAACTCATTAATGGTGGAATCATAATAGAACTCAAATGTAATACTTCATTTTCAAAATGAGCTGTATGGATAATAGAACTTTGAGAATGTCCAAGTGCAATTTGTGGTAGCATTTTAGAATAACCAATTTGTACCTGTTCTTTATACATTTTAGATAAGGTTTGATAATTATATTGAGTAGTTTCTAGCATAAAAAATTTAAACACAAATTTTCTTTTATTACTACACTTAGCACGAGTAATCCTATCAAAGAATATATGAAATTGTAAAAGAATATTTCTAGTAGTTGCTTCATCATTTAAAATAGATTTCTCTAGAGATAAATTACCATCAGTATTAAAAATATTCTGAGAAATACCAAGAGAATTAAATAATGTTCTTTCTACTTTTTCCAAATCGTCTTTAGTAGTGGTAGTATTACTATCTGACATATCTTCTACACTAACGTCTGCAAATGTAGTTAATACATCTACACCAATAGCACGGCAAAGCATTTCAACCGCATTATTATGTATATCCCTAGCTTCATCAACGTCAAAAATTAAATCTCCATTTTTATCTAATGGAAGTTTTTGAATAACAATTTTTAATAATTGTTGCATTTGCTTGCGGCGGTCTAAATCCTGAGCTGCATCCAAATCAAGTAAATTTGGAATAGCATTTACAAACATTGGAATATCATTATTATTAAAATTAAATTTAACAGTTGATTCTGGGTCAAGTAAGTACCAAGTTCCAAAAGGATCCATCATATTATCTACTGGTAATTTACCTTGCTTATAAAGTAAATAGCCCTTTTGAAACTCTTTTGGAAACATTCTAAGAACTCTCATACGATAATTAATATCCCTAAAATGGTCATCAAAAAATTTCATATTAAATTCAACAGCGGGATTCATACCAACGTTATATCTAGAACGACAATAGTTAATAGGCAACTGTTGAAGCATCAAACCATCTGTTCCATCTACCAAATAGCCATAGTATGCACCATCTTTGACGACTGCTAAAGCTATATCCGCACACATTTTTTTAATATGAGTATTATCAAGATAATCTAAAAGATAATTAAATTCTTTTAAAATTTTTTCTTCTTTAATTTTATCGTCTAAAACCTCTGGTACAATATACCAATCATATCTATATAGAGTAGCAATATAATTGCATACTCGAGAGTATATACCACTAGTTCTATAAAAGTAATTAGAAATTTCACGAAGAACTGGAACATTATTTTCTGCTAAAGCTCTTAAAATCCAGCGCTTATCTGCATATGTTGGATTAATTTTTTTAAGAGAACCTAAATTTAAAGTAGCATCATCTAATGTTTTAGTTCCAACTTTAATTCTTCCATACTCTATTGGTGCTTCATTTCCACGTCTTGTATCTACTATACTAAAGCCTTTGGAGCGAATTTGTTCTTGTCTTTGTCTATCTATCAAGACCAATTACCTCCTTAATATCCAGCTTTTTCCATTATATAATCGTAGGATATAAGATGTTCTTCTGTATAAGGAATTTCTATTAAAGTAAGTCCATGTAAAGCACAAAATCTACGTTTTTTATTATCATTAAATTGCTGTTGATATAATCCTCTTTTTCCGCCAAATTTTGAACTTGCTTCATAATGTTGTTTACCCTGATATTCAATAAGAAAATCAATTTTACCATCATCATCAAATACAACAAAATCAAAACGTAATGGTCTACCACTAGAGCTTTTAAGTTCTGGGAATATATATTCTTCTTTAAAATTTAATTCTGCATTTTGTAATATTTCTTCTATCTTTATTTCTCCTCTAGAAGCGCGCATCTATTATCCTCCTTTCGCTTTTCATTGCTACTATTATTGAAAAATTAATAGTAGCAATAAACATATTTTACCCAACATTTTTGTCTTAATTAAAGAATTTCCATTCACTTGCATTAAAACGTTTTTTCTTCTTCTTTGAATCTTCTTCTGTTTTTATATAATATAAACCATATTCAAGTGCGGAAAATTTATCTTTTTTAATTGATCTGTTAGCTTGTTTAAGGATAATATTAACTCCTTCATTTTCTTCACGAAGGTTCATAAGTTCTTCTTTAAGAATAGAAGTTAATGTAAAAGGCCTTAAGTATTCTGCACGTTTTTCTGGAGTCATTGTCTGCCCCATTTTAGTACCAAGTAATTTAGTTTTTGCTATACGTTCATCTTCAAGGAATTTAATTTTACCAGAAGAAAGCTGTGACTGCATATTAGCATGCGCTTCTGTATTTATAGGTGCGTTCGCTTTTATCATATATATCGCATCTTGTTCACAATCAACAGTTTGAAACTTCTTATAAAATTTTTCTTCATCATTATAGACACCAAAATCCGCAAAAAATTCATTAGTATCTGGATCAATTTGAGATTTAACTAAATAATCCATAAGTCCAATACCAATACCATTAGCATCAATAATTAATCTGCGGGCTCTATATCTATAGAATAAACGTTTTACTTTAATGGCTTGGTCTTCAAAATGGTCATCGTGAAATGTATAAATATTAACTAATTGTTTCATAGATACATCCTGAGAACGTGGAGTTACTTTAATTACGCACACTACAGAATCGCAACCTTTACGACCAACATCCATAGATAATATATAATAGGCATTTTTGCTTGAACGACCAGAGGCTTCTTTTTCCGGTTGTTTAAGAATTCTATTGCGGTCAAATGCTTCAGAACTAAAGAAAGCATCCTCAATAGTACCAGACCAAACAGATTCATATTCACGAGCAAAAGAACTTTCATTAAAAGTACCATCCATTTTTAGGTCTTTAATAAAATTCTTATCAAGCAATTTAACTAATACAGGAATACGATATGTACCGCCCATTATCATTGATTTTTCTGGTTTAACTATCTGCCATACCAATAGCTGAATCAATTTGTCATAAGGGTATGTATTTTTATATCCTGCAGTTGTAATATAAACCTGACTTTTATTAAGTTGCTCTTCAGGATGAGTAGATCCATCCATACACATACGGGAAATGTTCATTGTTGGAATGATAACTTCACTCAATATCTTTCCATCAACACCTACGCATTCTTCTATAAGTCCGCCATGACGACGTTTACCACGTGAACTTTCCCTAGCCGCAATATTATCAAAATATGAACCATTTTTAAATACATACTTACAATAATCTTTACCCTCAAGAGTTACGCCACGATTCCAATCAATTTCACTTTTAAATGCGGGTATCAGTGTACAAATCTCTTGAACTTTTTCTTTTACGATTGCCGCAGCCTGCTCTTTACCACCAGAAGTAACAAATAGTTTACATCCAGGATATAATACACAACGGCACATTAATACCATCATAGATAAAAAAGATTTTGAATATGCACGTGGGAAAACCGCATATACATATTGATGACGCATACAAATCCGCAAGAATACTCTTTGATAGAAGAAGAATTTAAAGTTTTGCGGATTTCGGTCTTTTAATAAAAAGTCAATAAAAATATCTGGATATTCTCTCCAGAAACTTATATATTGTCTTGCTACTGGAATAATAGCATTAACACGTTCCTCAGATAAACCAATTTTATCTCTGGATTGAGAGAGAGCTAATAAATCTTGTAATGCCATAATTAGTCCTCCTCAAGATATTCTTTCATTGCTTCTTCTGAGGCTTTTTCTTCATCTTCTTCAAATTCATTAAATTCTTCAAAATCTTCATCTTTTAGCTGGTCTACATCTTCAAGGCTCATAATTTCATCTTCAATATCTTCGTCTTCTTCTTTAGCTTCTTCACGAGCCATAGTTTTAACAGCACTTTCAATCAGATTACCAAGATTCATTTCATCAACAACAAGCGAATGAGTATAACCTTTTAAATCTGCAATAGTTTCATCTACTCTATCTCCTGGCTGATCAATATAATATCTAGGTATAAATCCTTCTTTTTCACAAATAGCTACAAGTTCTGAAATAGAATCTACATATTCACCACTTTCAGCTTTGTTCTGTGCCGCAGTAAATTTACCTGATTTCATTAAAGAATCATACATACGAAGCATTTTTTGCGCGCCATCTACATCGCCTATATCCAGAAGCTGATTAGATTTTAATGAAGTTTTACACAGAAGTTTTAAGTTATCAATATGACCCGCAGATTGAATATCGTAAGATTGCATCATTTCGTTGTAGAGCTGTTCAAGTTTAACCCATTCTTCTGGTGTATAAGATTTACCCCATTTAAGTAATAAATAGCGTTTATCATCATCTGTAAGGTCTGCCGCAATATCAATATCATATTCAGAATTTTGTTCTGCAAAATAATCTTCTGTGCCTAAAGACACACTATCTGTATTATTGCTATTTGGAATAGTAAGTGGCGGAGGGGTTGGTCTTTCTGGCGCCGAAATATGACTTTGCTCAATAACCTTAGCAATTTCCGCAGCTTCATATCCTTGCCGCTTCATAGTTTCTTCTACTTTATGGTCAGCCATCTGTTGAAGAAACTCTGTATCTTTAAAACGATAATCTCTAAATTGTTTTAATTTCATCTTTGCAAGATAGCGACCAATAATTGTCGTTCCAGTAATTGTTTTACCTTCACTTGCATATTTTTGTAATAATTTATTCCATTCTTCTGGAATATAAGGCACATCGCATTCTTCTAATATCCACATATAAGTACTAGAATCCCAATTATCTACATGCATTGTAAGACATTTCTTACATTGATGCAACTTACCTTCTGGATATTTTTCTAAATTATTAGAACCATAAAATTCAGTTCCTCTCATAGTACGTTGGCATTTATCACAGAAAAATGTATCAGTATTTGTTGCCATAAATTATACCTCCTTTATAAAAGGATAAAGAAAGTCTATTTCTTTTTGTCCTTATTTTTTTATTTCTACATTCTTTACAAATGGAATACCAACCATCCTTGCTAGTTTTATTTTTACTAAAATATTTATTATGAGCAAGTTTAATTTTCCCGCATCGACTGCATCTTTTATATTTACCTTTTTCAGTATTTAAAAAATACCAACTTAATTCTACGTCCTCTGCTTTTGAGGCAATAAGATTTGGAATCTTTTTCCTCCATAAGCTAGAAATATATTCTAAGCTATGAGTTGTATCATACTTTTCTTTTAATATTTTCTGTATTTCTATATTTTGTAGTCCATCTATTTTACATTTTACTATTTCTTCATATAATGGGTATTCTTTTAAAGCGTCTGTAGATATTTTATCAAATGATTCCATAAGGTACCATAAATCACCTTCAAATTTTCCCCAGCTCTCTTCTTTAAGTTGCGAATAATTACAAAGAATTAATGAACAAACTGTAGGACTACATAAAGAAACCCCACTAGGAACAATATAATTATTTTCATCTAATATAAAATCTTCAACCAATCTAGACGCAAAATTAGAACGACTAATTTTATTAAAGATAATAGGCTTGCGGTAAGCATTTTTTATTACATATTGGTCTTTACGCATTTCAATCAATGCTTTTTTAATTATATACGCATCGCGCCCTTGCGCTTTTTTAAGTTTTATTTCCCAACTATTGATAGCATCACGTAATTGTCTTAAATAAGGTATTTCTTCTAAATCTTTTTTTGTTATTGTCACTTTTGGTTGAAATATTGTTGTTTTACTTTCATTTATTAGGTTATAGATACCATCTTCGCCATTTTCTAATTGGGAAACAAGACCTTCATAAGAAGTTTCTCTCTTATTAACAGTTGTCATTCGATTTTCTGTTAAAATTTGTTTCTGCTTCTTCTCTTGTTTCTCCATACAAAGAACGAGGTAGTCAGCCAAAATTTCTAAATATCTCTCACTAGGGTCAGGAGTTTCTTCTAAAATTTTTTTCACTAGTTCGTTTCTTTCTTCTGGAGTTTGTATAGTATAGTCTAATTTAATCATAGTTTACCTCCAGTATTAAAAACATTATATCGCAAATCTTGGACAAAGTCAAATTCTTTGACAACATTAAAATTTTTTGATATTATATTAGTAAATTAAAGGTAAAAATAAAGAGGATACAAATATGACTTTAATAATAGTTATTTATATTTTATGGTTACTTATGTTTTTATCTTTGGCTATACAATCTGCGGATTCGCTGTATCAAATAGGCTGGGTAGAAATGTTAATTGTACTCATAATATTTTTAATAACAGCACCCGCATTTTTCATCTCTAATATTGCTACATGGATATTAGATATTTTAATGGGTAGTAATTGGGATGGTAGCGATGATGATAATAATATTAAATTTAATTAAGGAGATAAAATAATGATATTAAGACCAGAAAACGCAAGAAGAAGATTAGATTCATTGGGAAGAATTACTCTTCCAAAAGGATTAAGAGATAGAATGTTTATGCGAGATAATGAAGAGCTTGAATTTTTTACATTTGATTTAGATGGTAAAATGTATATTGCTTTATCTATTGCCGATGGAGTAGACCCAAAATTCTTAGCCGCAAAATCAATTCTTGAAGAAATTGGCGCAGAAATTCCAGAAAAATTAGAGGATAAACTTAATGAAAAGAATTCTTAAATATTGTTTAAATGATATTGGAGTACTTGAATTACCGCTTATTAAATTTCTTGATGTAAAAGAAATGAATGGCCGCACTTATCTTTGGGCTTTAACTGATACTGCAGCTCCTATTAGAAGTTTCTTTGTGAATCCTATTGGAACAGGACAGCCGATTCCCGAAAAAGTGTTAGAAAATACCCAATATATTGGAACCACAATTGAAGAACCTCATGTATGGCATTGGTTCTTAAAAGAAACAAATCTTACTGAAAACCGCACAGAAATCTCAATAAAAGATCAGAATGGACAAAATTTAAAAATTAAATTATAATATATATATAAAATAAATAAAAAAAGGAAGAAAAATGGATAATAGTGAACTTGCCGCAAGAATGAAAGATTTTTATGAAAATCCCGCAAAAACGCAATTACTTCGCCGCATGCCAGTAGCTATTAGGATTGATGGAAAAGCTTTTCATACTTTTACACGAGGTTTTCAAAAACCATTTGACCCTGTGTTAATGGATACAATGCAAAGAACAATGAAGCATCTTTGTGAAAATATTCAGGGTTGTATTTTTGGATATACTCAGTCAGATGAAATTACTTTGATTTTAACTGATTACCAAAAGTTAACTTCAGAGGCTTGGTTTAATTATGAGGTCCAGAAAATGGCTTCTATATCAGCTTCTATGGCAACAGTGGCTTTTAATAAATATTTTTCTGAGAATATAATTAAATATAATTCAACTTATGATCCTCTTATAGAGGAAAATAAAAGACTTATTGAAAGATATGTAAATGCCGCAGAAAAAGGAGCAATGTTTGACGCAAGATGTTTTAATATTCCAAAAGAAGAAGTAACAAACCTTATTTATTGGCGGCAGCTTGATGCAATGCGGAATAGTATTCAGATGGTAGGACAAGCTCATTTCTCGCATGCTAAACTTAAAGATAAAACTTGTAATGATATTCAAGATATGCTAATGGTTCAGTATGGAATTAATTGGAATACTTTTACAATTCCATGTAAACGAGGAACCGCGTGCATTAAGACAGAAGAAAAAGAAACAATTAAAGAGCCAAATGTTTATCTTGGAGAGCAAATTGGTGAAAGAATAATTGTTCGCCGCAAATGGAAAATAGATTATGAAATTCCTATTTTCAAAGGGGCAGATAGAGATTATATTGATAAGTTAGTTTTTATTGAGTCAATCGCATGAATGTAGGAATAATTGGAGGCACACTTGATGATTATGATCTTTTGGATAAAAGATTAAATGAGCTTATTGAAATAAAGGGAACATATTTATTTAATATAGTGTGTTCTCCCAATTCTTTGGGAGATAAATGGGCAGAAAATAATGGCTCCGGCAAAAGATATTTCTTTGGCTCATTTAATGATTATATTAAAGAACTTGATTTTGCTATTGTATTTATGAATGAAAAAAATTCCCGCCATCCAGTTTTGGAGAGGCTAAGAAGAGAAGGAAAACATGGGACGGTAATTATAAGATGAAAATTAAAACAGAGGAAAAAAGAGATTATGTAATTATTACTTATACTCTTGGTGAAAATAGTATTGATGAAGTTTATGGAGTATTTAAACATGTTTCAGAAGTGTTTTCTGATAAACATGTTATTGTAATTCCAAATACAATAAATGTTAGTGAATTTTTGGATGATGAATCCGCAATTAGACTTTTAGAATCAATTGAAAATGAATTAAAAAAGATTAAGGAGAATAGAAAGAATGGGAAGAAATAAGAGTAAAAGAGCAAAAAGAACAGAGTTTCAGATTATGAGAAGTCGCATGGCAAAACTTGATTATCAGATGAAGAAAGAGATTGAGGATGCAAAAAGAAGTAAAGGTAAATCCGCAGGAGACACTGAATTCGTCATACAGTTGTAATTTATTGCAGCCTAAACCCGCACCATATAAAATTGTATTGGTAGATGATGATGGAAAAGAGTTTTTTATTTTACCTTGTAATAAAAGATTTAATTGGTTACAAAGAAAAATGTTTAAATTATTATTGGGGTTTGAAATAAAGGAGAATAAAGAATGATTGTTGGAATTATTGTTCCACTCGCTGTATTAATTTTATTAAGAAATTACTGATAACGGAAACGAAGGAAATGTTTTAACTATATATAAAAAATAAAACGAAAAGGAGAGATGCAAAATGCGTTTCTCCTTTTCCTATAAAGGAGATAACTATGATAGAAATTAAAGATTGGAAAGAATTTAAAGATAGCGGATTACTGTGGTATGCTAATTTATTTTTACATGCTTTTGGTTGGTGTTTACTTGTAGAACAAGATGATGATGGTAATGTTATTGCGGGATTTCCTGCACGAACTGATTTCAGAGGATTCTCTACTGAAATTAATGATGCTGGATATTTGAAGCTGACTAATTGGGTTAAAGATCATATTGATGAATTGGATAAGGACGTTGAGGATTTAAAGCAAATTGAAGGGGCAACTAATCCAAGCCCTGCAGAAGAAGATTTGAATCTTGATTAAATACTGAAATTATTCGTAACTCGAATTTCAAAATGGGTTTGAGAAGAGTTTTGTCCAGAGCAAAACGATTTTCAAAAATCAAAAAAATTTTTTCACGAAATATACCCCCCAATAGCAAGGCTCAAGTTCACTTTTGTTTCAGATTTATCTGGGAAAAATACATAAAAAGTAATGACGCTCTCGTCAAATCCTCGGGCCGTAGACGCAAGCGCAGGCCCGAATTTCCATTATAACACGAGACACAACAATTTGTCAAGCAAAAAGTTGCACAAAAATATTTTAATTTTTTTCCCAAATTTCGTCACTTTGCACAAAAATAATTTTCAGCACATTGCACAAAATCAGTAGTCAATCTTTGTGCAATGTTACCCATTGACATCACCGCACATCTGTGGTATAATAGATTTGGTGCTCTCATGGAGCGTAAGTTGGTGACGAAAACTGCGATTCCCAGTAGTTCGCTTGTTAAAAAATTAACAAAGAAAATTTATAAAAACCTCTTGACAAGTAGCTACTTGTATGCTATACTATGTATAAAGAAAGAGAGAAAGAGAGGAACAAAAACATGAAGTATGAGGTTATTGATAGAGAGGGAAAATTCGTTTTATTGACAAGTAGCAAAAGTTTGGCTGAACTAACTGCCAAGAGAGTAGGTGGCTCTATCCTCGAGACTTATCTGGCATAGGATGGGTTAGCTCAGGCTAACCCTTGAGCCAAGAGGCAAGACAAAGACACAAAGAAAGGTCTTGACAAGCAAGCACAAAGGTGTTATAATAAATATAAAGATAAAGATAAAAGAAAGAAAGAGTGATTAGTATGTTAGATAATAAATGGTTGTGGTTCGATTTAGATGGAACTATTGCAGACCTTTACAGTGTAGAAGGTTGGCTTGACTATCTGGTGCATGGTAGTATAGTGCCTTATGAGATAGCAAGACCGCTTGTATCTATGAGTCTATTTGCAAGGCGTATTAATGCACTACAGAGAAGAGGTTATAAGTTAGGTGTTATCTCATGGGCAAGTAAGGACGCAACACTTGACTATGTGCAAGCAATAGAAGAAGCCAAAAGGAAATGGTTAAAGAAGCATCTTCCTAGTGTTAATTGGAATGAGATTATTGTAACAGAGTATGGACAGAATAAACGTGCGGCAGTGCCTTGTGGTGGAATACTATTCGATGATGAAGCAAGGAATAGAGAAGAGTGGCAAGGTGCAAGTGTTGATGCTGTGGTTATGATGGACGTGCTTAAAGAGTTAATACAGTATCATGTGTAAAGAGATAAAGAGAGGAGAGAACAAACGTTCTCTCTTTATCTACGTTCTGCGGTTCGTGGGACGCAGATTGTTAAAAAATTAACAGGAATGTTAATAGAATAACAAAGATAATGAGGGCAAGACTTCACTACACTAAAGTGGTAAAGCGTTAAAGTAACGCAACACTACAGCATTCCAGTAGTAAAGGATTAATGCGGGAAAGCAAAAATATTTTTAAAATATTTTTTATTTTCCTATTGACAAATCAATCTGATTGTAGTATACTATAATCAAGTTAAGAGAAGGAGGTCATGACAATGACAGTAAAAGAAATGATGGATAATGTAATCAGACAGTTAGGCTTTGAGAGTCCACTAACTGTTATGTTTTGTGAAGATTGTGAGTCGGGAGAGTTTACCAATGAACAGTTGATGCGATTGATGCATACAATTATAGAGTATTAAAAGAAATGGGCAACCGCTATGGTCGCCTGCTGTCCCAACTAATTATACCACAGGTCGCCGCAGTTTGTCAAGAGGAAAATTGCACAAAATATTAAATAATTTGCTTCCCGAAATTGGCTATTTTGTACATTGACAAACCTATTGGCTTGTAGTATACTATAATCAAGATAAAGAAAGGGGAACAAAAACATGGAATTTACTAAAGAACAGATAACATTTATCATGCAGTGTGTAATCAATGCTTGTGAATTATTTAACGATGAGTATGATGCAATAGAAGAAGAATTAGAAAAATATGAGAAAAAAGACTTGACAAATGAGTAACTTGGTGTTATACTTAATGTATCAAATGAAAGAGAGGAAATGATGAAGATGATTAAAACAGTATTAGCAATTATGGTGGGTATCACAGCAATTGGTGGTGTGGGAGCTTATGAGAGTACATACACCAGAACCGCAGAGGTTGTAGAAGTGAATAACAATCTTGCAACCTTCACAGATGCTACTGGAAATGACTGGGAGTATTATTTTGAGGACGGCACAGACCTTGAAATTGGTGATAATGTAAAACTTATCATGGATACAATGCACACTGACAATAACATCTATGATGATGAAATTAAAAAAATAGTCCTTGACAAATAAGTCAAGGACTGGTATAATAGGTATTAGAAAGAGAGGTAAAGAAAATGAATGATAAAGAAAAATTATTAGAAATTTTTAGAAATGCTGGATTATGGATTCCAGTAAATGACTCAGACTATTTTGAGGTTGTATCAGATGAAACTGTGGGTTTTTGTTTTGATAAAGACGGTAACTTGTTAAAGCTTGTTTAAGAAAGAGGTGTTTTTTATGATGATTTTAGGGCTTTACATTGAAAAAGGTTATGAAACCGCATTAATTGACTGTTCAACAGGTGAGATTCTTTCTCAGAATAAAGATGAAATTGTGAGAATTCTTGCTATCAATGATGGAAGTTATCTTTTACAATTAATTTAAAATAAAGGGTTGACAAGTTCAACCCTTTATGTTATAATGAAAACATAGAAAAGAAAGAGAGGTAAATGAAATGAGAGTATCATTAGTAGTAGTAATTGTTATTGTAATGTATGCACTTAGCTATTTAAGTTTTTATAATGAATGGAAATGGTTTTGGATACCTGTTGAAATCCTTGGCAAAATTATAGAAGCGTTTAAAACACTCGTATTCATTAGAGCGTTTCCATTAATACTTAAATATCATCTAAATCCATTCTCAGTAACAACAAGACAGTTAAGAAGAACACTGTCAGAAGAAGATAAAGAAAAATTTATCGCAAGCCTTCCAAAAAAATACAGAGAGACAGCAAAAGAATTTTTTAGATAAGGAGTTGACAAGTTCAACCTCTTATGTTATAATAAAGACAGTTAAAGAAAGAGAGGTAAATAAAATGAATTACACGGCAGAATTTATTTTAACATCAATACTTATGAGTTTGACAGTCGGCAGTTACATGGCAATATTTATTGTAAATATTATAGCAGAGGACAGCAAACCAATAGTCAAATGGATAGTAGGAATTATACTTGCGGTTGCTATTGGTTGCGGTGTTGGTGGGTTGGTTACATTACAAAACAAAGATGATGATGAAGCATGGAACAACGGATATTGCACAGAATGTAATGAGCCTTATAAGTTCGTAAATGCAGTACATCATAGAAATAGTGATGATGAATATTATTATACTTGTGATAATTGCGGTCATACAATTATAATACATGGATTAAAAGAAAGATAAAAAATAAAAATTGGGGTTGACAAATTCAACCCCATGTGATATATTATAATTAACAAAAGAGATAAAAGTGAGGAAGAGGGTTGACAAAAGCCCGAATCTCTGATATAATAAGTACATAAGATAAAGAAAGAGAGGAACAAAAAATGTATGAATTAAAAGAAAGTGGTTGTTGTCCTTACGAATTAAATGAAGAAGAATACAACTGGATGGTAGGGCAGTTGAGAGCCAAGAGAACGGCAGATTTGAAAAAGGCAATGACCGCGTATATGGACTCTTTTGGAGTTGCGGAATTGCGGTCGCTTGTGAAAAGTGTAACAAAGGAGCAGTAAGAAAAAAGAGCTGAAATTTCAGCTCTTTTTTTTGTGCAATTTGCCTATAGACATTTTTCCACAACTATGATATACTATAATCAAGATAAAGGAAGAGGGGTAAACAAAAATGATTAAGATAAAAGCATTATTAGCAATAAACATGGATACTGTAGCAACTACAACAACTTGTTATCACTGTCCGCTTAAATGGGATTGTAAAAAGTGGTTTTATTATGACTATAATGTAAATAATAAAATGTGTGATACAGTTGATGAAACAATTTTATTCGGAAAATATGACCCATGGAAAAGTTATGGATTAACAACTGAAGAAGCGAAAAAAAGAAATTTAAAAATGTGTTGACAAGTTCAACCTTATGTGTTATACTTAATGTATCAAATGAAAGAGAGGAAATAAAAATGAAAGAGATTTATGATTATAGATTTGAATACAGAATGGAAGGATGGAAAAATTTTGTTGATACAAGTATCTGGAAACATGTAAAATATCTTACACCAGAAGAAGCAAAGACACAAACATTTACAATTAAAACTTTTGATGAACTCGTGGAACTTGTAAAAGATGATTTATTTATGAATGCTGAACTTTCAAAAAACATTTTCAGAAAAACAGTTGTTCGATTAAGCAACGTTGAAGATTATTTATCAACAGCTATCACAGAAAGAAATTTCAAGCCGATTGAAGTGCGTTGTTCGTATAACAAAATGAACCTTTCAATGAAAGGACTTGCGGAAATACTGGACGCTGAAAGCTTTTGTGAGTATTTAAGAGATAGAGGAATTACAAAAATCTGAGAAAAAAATTTAAAAAAACTGTTGACAAATTATAAAAGATAGTATATAATATAATTAAAGAAAAGGAAAAAGAAAGGATTTGATGATTATGATGAATACAATTAAAGGAATGATGGAAACAAAAGGAACTATTTACTTTGACATGGACGGCACACTTGCTAACTTCTATGGTGTAGAAAACTGGTTGGACTATCTGGAAAATGAGGATACCACACCTTATGCAGTAGCAAGACCGCTGTTTAACTTCTCAGTATTTGCAAGAGTATTACATAAATTACAGGCAAACGGTTATAGAATCGGTATTGTAAGTTGGCTCAGCAAATATGGTTCGACAGCTTATAACACGGCAGTAACAAGCGTAAAACTTGCATGGCTCGAAAAACATCTTCCTAGTGTTGAATGGGATGAGGTTAAAATTGTAAACTATGGCACACCAAAAAGCACAGTTGTTGATTGTAACGGTTGGCTCTTTGATGATGAAAAACGTAATAGAGAAGAGTGGGGCGAGAACAGCTTTGATGTAAACGACATTATTGGAACTCTCAGAAAATTTTTCTGAGAGTTCCCCCAGAAATATTAATAAAGAAAGAGAGAGTAAATAATTGTGATGAAAGCAAAAGAAATTTTAGAAATGAAACGGAAAATTTGTATAGAAGCTTTTATACAAGCTACTTCTAATACAGAAAAATTTATAAATGAAAGAATAATTTCTAAACTTTATGGATACGCAGAAGAGGGTCGTCCTTTAGTAACAAGCTTTAGAATAAAATTCTTTGAAAGATGGGGCAAAGAAGATTATTTTTATTTATACGACAGAGTTCAAGACGAAAATGTTTTCCTTAATTTTACAATATTTACAAAATTATTAGAAGAAAATGGTTATTCAATAAAAGAGGACGTAGCAAGTACCGCTCAGAGGATTAGTAACATAACAGTTTTTATTAAAGAATAGACGTAAAAAATAAGCTGATTTTTAGCTCATTTTTTATACATTTTTACTTATTGACAAATAACCAAAAGTAATGTATACTTAATGTATCAAATGAAAGAGAGGAAAGAAAAATGGTAGAAAACAAATGTTATAGATGTGCGGAACTCGAGGGTTGTTATGCAGGACGTCACGGTGAGGGAAAAGCTAATTGTAAAGGTTTTTGTCCTTGTTTATCTAATGAACCTTGTATTATTGTTGAAAAGTCAGAAGATTGGATTCGATTGATTGACAGAACAAATTTAAACATTATTCGTGAAGGGCACAGTCTTAATCCAGAAGAAGTCTTATCTGCATTAAACATGGACTTTAGAGTTATTGAAAAAGATTAAAAAATAAAGATAGGGCTTAACCCTATAGTATAATTAAATCATAGAAAAGAGAGGTATTAAGAATGAGAAAAGTTGTTTATCAGATTATGGAAGGTAAAAAAATTGTAAAGGAAACCACAAGCTATGCAGAGGCAAAAGACAGACCGCACAGAATTAAAATGGTAGATGTAAAAGAAAGCGTTTAAACGCTTTCTTTTTTTAATGACCGTACAGACAGTTAGGCTCGACTGCTGCCCGAAAAATTATACCACAGGTCGCCACACTTTGTCAAGAGGAAAAATGCACAAATTTTTCCGCAAATATTTATCCCATTTTGTGCAATTTTTTTCAAAATAATCCTTGCAATCCTCAATGACTTGTGGTATTATAATACTTGTAAGGAAGAGAAAGACAAGAAAGCAAATAAAAAACTTATAAAAAAGTTAAAAAAGTTCTTGACAAACCTCTTCACTGATGGTATAATAAAGACATAGAAATGAGAGAGAGGTAAACAAAAATGGAATTTATCAACAGAAAAAACACAAACAAAATTGACAGAAGAATGGATTACTCAATTGTAATTGATACAGAAACTTGTCCAGTAGACAAATCATTAGAACAGGTGCTTCCAACTAATATGTGGGTTTATGATTGCGGTTTTGCTGTTATCAACAAACGTACTGGTGAGGTTTTTGAAACATGGTCATTTGTAAACGCTGACATTTTTCTTGAAGAAAAAGAGCTTATGAAATCCTCATATTATGCAGAGAAAATTCCGATGTACTGGGAAGATATCAAAAGCGGTAAAAGAATTTTAACATCTTTCTACAATATCAGAAAACAGCTTGTAGAGTGTTGTGAACGTTACAACGTAAAAAAGGTTTTTGCTCATAACATGCGTTTTGACTATGGCACATTAAACACTACTCAGCGTTGGTTGACTAAATCAAAATATAGATATTTCTTTCCTTATGGTTTGGAAATCTGCGATACTATGAAAATGGCACGTGATGTAGTATGCAAAATGTCATCATACAGAAGATTTTGTGAAGAGAATAATTATCTCACAACTAGAGGACAACTGAGAGTAACAGCCGAAATCCTTTATAGATTCATCACAAAAGATAATACTTTTGTAGAAAAACACACTGGACTTGAAGATACTTTAATCGAAAAAGAAATCTGTCATTATTGTTATAGACAGCACAAAAAGATGAGAACTGGACTGTGGGAAAAATAAAGAAAAAAATTTAAAAAAACCATTGACAAAATGTAAAAAATATGGTATTATTATTACAAGATAAAGAAAGGAAGTGAAAAACAATGAGAAGTCCCCCAAAAGAAAAATAAAAAAGGTCTTGACAAACAAGACAACAGGTGTTATAATAAAAACATAGAAAACAAATAATAAATCTCTTATTAAGAAAGGAATTGATAATTATGACAGACAAAAAAATGACAAACGCTATGGCACTGGAAACCGCAATCGAGGTTATGAAAGAAACTGATGCAGAAAAGTATACAGAAGTTATCGAGAAACTTGACAAAATGCTTGTACAGGTAAACAAAAAATCTTCTGCAAATCGTAAGCCTACAGCAACTCAGCTCGAAAATGAGAGCTTAAAAGAAAAGATTGTTGAATACCTTGTAAATACAGGCAGTGGATTTACCGTTTCTGAATTGATGAAAGAAGTTGAAGGTTTGAAAGAACTTTCAAATCAGCGTGTAACTTCTCTTGTAACCGCCCTTTGCGGTGAAGGTAAAGTTGATAGAATCGTTGAAAAACGCAAAGCATACTTTTTTGCAAAATAATTAAAGGGGGCGAAAAGCCCCTACTATTTAAAGAAAGGGTTTAATAATGACAGACAATGAAATTATAGAACGTAACATGAAATTGTTAGATATTAGCAGAGAAGAAGCAATGCAAATGTTAGAAGATGATAAAAGAATAGACAAGGGGGAAAAGCTTTTCACATTAACACCAGAACAGGAAAAAGCATCTAAAAAGGCACGACAGGCAGACCGCAAGAAAAAAACAACTGTTTACAAGTTTGATACTTCCAAAAGGAAAAAACCAGAGAACAAAGGAAAGCAAGCTATCATCACAGCTTTGACAGAATCAGTCGAAAAGATGGGGGCGGAAAATTTAGATGTGACTAACAATGAGAGAGAGTTCTTTTTTGAACTGAATGGTACTAAATATAAAATTGTACTGAGTATGCCGAGAAAATAATATACAAAACGCTGGATTTTAATTCAGCGTTTTTTGTGCAATTTTACTACTTGACAAACCTTCCAAAAGGTGATAAAATTAGTGCGCCGCAGGCGAATGCTTCACCCGCACATGAGGCTCAAACTTCAATTATAACACATAAAATAACTATTTGTCAATAGGTATCTTATACAAAAAATCCCAAAATCACACTTTACTTTTGGTTATTTTGTATATTGACAAAACCGCTCGACTATAGTATACTATATTTAAAGATAAGGAAGGGGAACAAATAAATGGAAGTATCAAGAAATGAGATGATTAAAACTAGAAAGAATTTACTCAAAAAGATGGATACATTTCTTAAAGAAAATATCAGAGAAGATGTAGTAATGGACTTATGGTTTGCTTATGGTCTTGAGGATGGATGGGATGATGATATTCTGGCAGAATATGCAAATGATGATGGCTCTTGGAATGATTGTGTTAAAATTTTCCGTAAATGTTGCGAGATTGAAGGAATTTTATAAAATAGGGGTTGACAAGTTCAATCCCCTGTAGTATAATAAATATATCAAATGAAAGAGAGGAAAAAAGATGATTAAAATTGAAAGTAAGATTAGCGGATGGAAGGTAACAGGTTGTGAAACTAAACCAATTTTTGGTAGCCAGATTATTTCTCTTGAAGAATGTATGAAAACAATTAAACGACAGGAAACAATGGATTTTATTCTTGATACGTTCCGTTTTAGTAAAGGTATGAAAGATGGGACTTGGTTTACAACTCTTGACTGGGATACAATTATGAAAATCTCAATCATGGAAACGAATCCAGAAGAGGAAAAACAGTTAGAAGAAAATTTTGGTAAAAAATGGTTTACTCATTATCTGCGGTTTAATCATTAAAAATTAAAAATGGGGGTTGACAAACCTCAGCCCCCATGATATAATAAGTACATAGTCAAGAGAGGAGATAAAAAACATGACAGAAAAAGAAATGGAAGTAAAAACACTTTTATTTGATGCAATCGAAAAATCAGCTTTATACATTGGTGTAGAAGAAACTAAAAAGTTGATTGAAGAAATCTTCAAGGAAAGTGAGGAAATGTAAAATGTGTATTTTTTGGACTTTGCTTTTCAGTAACTTTGCAGTCTGGATAGTTGCAATAATTGAAATGTTTATGTGAGGTGATAAAAATGAAAGTATGGCGTGACGTATTAGCCGGAATAGGTTTGGCAATTATCATTATAATAGTAATTGTTGCTACAGGAAATTATACTAGCAATGTAAGATATACAGAAGTGACCGCCACAAAAAAGATATACCATGAAGAAAGTGATTCTGTCACAATGGAATTTGAAAACAAACAGAGGGATAAGGTTTATTCTATAGACGATTATGTTTGTCCTATTGGTACAGAAGCAGTTATTTATTATGATAAAAATACAGGTGAACTGCTAAAAATCACAACTAGGACTATTTTATAAAATAGTCCTTGACAAAATCCATAAGTAGGTGTATAATAAAAGAAAAAAGAGAAAGTGAGTGAAACCCATGAATGTATTAATTTTATTTTCATTATTAACAATCGTAAATGTTATCTTTTCAACTATCAAATCTATTGTAACAATTAAATCTGGAAAAACAATCGCGAGCCTTATTTCTGCGGGCTACTATGGTTACTATAATGTAGTTCTTATTTATACAGTTGCAGATTTTCCATTGTGGCAAAAAGTTATTGTAACTTTTCTTGCTAACCTTGTGGGAGTATGGATTGTTAAATGGGGAGAAGAAAAAGCAAGAAAAGACCGCCTGTGGAAAATAGAGTCTACAATTAATAAGTCTGAGAACTGGGAAAAATTAATCAATGGATTAAAAGACTGTGATATTCCTTGTAATTACATCGACATTGACAAGTATATTTTAATTAACTGCTATTGTGCTACACAAAAGCAGAGTATCGCAGTAAAAGAATTACTTAATGGCTATCATGTAAAATACTTTGTGAGCGAAACCAAAAATTTGTAAAAATTTTAAAAAACTATTGACAAACAACAAAAAATATGATATTATATATACATAATAAAAGAAAGGAAATGATAAAAATGAAAATTAATTGGGGCGAAAAAAAGGAAAAAGGAAGTTATATTTATGAATTAAAAGTTGGTAGTACGTTCTTTTCCAAAAGGAAGGGAAAAAATGAAATAGGACTTTACATGATTCTTGACAAAAACAGTGGTGTTTTTCTTGACAGCTATGGAAATAATATTATGGCGGTAAACCTTTCTACTGGACAGATTAGAGCTTTTCCAGGAAGCCAAAAGGTAGAACCTGTTGATGCTGAAGTAATTTTCAAAAATAAAATTTGAAAAACCTCTTGACAAATTAAACTTCTAATGTTATAATAAATACATAAAGAAGTAAAGGTAAATGCTTTTAGTCAAGTGTTAAGCGTAAAGCCTTCAAAAGAAATTTAAAAAAACACTTGACAAACCTAGCAGTTGGTGCTATAATAAAGAAAAAAGAAAAGAGAGGTAAAAAGTTATGACAAACGCAAAAATGACAAAAAGAGAGTTTATCAAAAGATTTAAAGAGGACTATGGTTTCCGCCATGAAATGAGATGTAAAGGTGTAAGAGTAGTTGCGGATAACGTAATCTTCTTTGGACAGGACGGCACTGTTAAGAATGTCGCAGGGGCTTACATCGAGTAAGCCCCCAAGAAAAAATAAAAAAAGACTTGACAACTAAATAAAGAAATGGTATAATAAATACATAAAATAAAAGAAAAGGAAAAGGTGATAAGTATGACAAACAAACTTACAAATGTAGTAGCAATGGAAATGGCAATTGAAGCTGTAAAAGAAAACGAGGGTTCTGTTGAACTGATTGAGAAACTTGAAAAAATCAAAGAAGGTTTTGAAAAGAAGAAATCTTCTACAAAGAAAACAGCTACCCAGGAAGAGAACGAAAAGCTGAAAGAAGTTATTGTAAACTTCCTTACGGAATCTGAAAAAAGATTCACAGCAACAGAGCTTGCTAAAGAGGTTCCGGAACTTGCGGAACTTACAAATCAGAGAATCACTTCTCTGCTGACCGCTCTTGTTAAAGACTTCAAAGTCAAAAGAGAGGTTGAAAAAAGAAAGGCTTACTTCTTTGTAGAGTAAGCCGCAGGGGGAACGGTTGTTCGAGAGGGTTCGATTCCCTCTCTACCCTCTTCTAAACCGAGAGGTTTTGACTAATCATTTTGTTTTCCTCCTTTCTTGTGAAAGAGTCTGAATATTCAGACTCTTTCTTTTTGTGCAAATTGCACAAAAATTATTTTCGTCATTTTTCACAAAGTTGCGGGCTGGATTTTGTGCAATTTGACGATTTTTTATTTTGTGCAATTTGCACAAAATTTAAGATGAATTTTTGTGAAGTTTTGCGGGTTGACTTTTGAGCGGCCGGCGCACGACTGTGCTAGGCCGAATTCACCATTATACCACACGGCACAAAATTTGTCAATAGAAAAATTGCACAAAATTTTACCGCAAAATTTCCCAAAATTCTCCATTTTGCACAAATATTATTTTCGTCACTTTCTACAAAAATCTCGCCGCATCTTTGTTCAATATTACTACTTGCATTTCTGCTTCACTCATGGTATACTTAATGTATCAAATGAAAGAGAGGTAAACGAAATGAGAACAGATTATGAAATTTTAGTAGGATTACTGAAAAGTCAGAAACTTGTGTATGATGTTGCACAAATTGAGGGTACTACTATGATTTGTCTGACATTTCGTGGTGGCAAAGTAATTTTTAATCGCTTTAAAATGATTGAAAAAGTTATAGAAAATGCTTGACAAGCTAACCAATAGGTGCTATAATAAAGACATAGAAAAACAGAAAGGGTTGATAAAAATGGCAAACAAAAAAATGGAATGGTATCTGGAGAATGATGATTTTGAGGGTGCGTATGAAAGATGGAAAACTACCTCTCCTTGCTGGAAAAAACGCTGGTTTGATGTATGCGAAAAGATTTATTCCAGTAGCAAAGAATGGGTGAAAACATACATTCTTAATCCAGTAGAAAAAGTTATCAATAAAATTACAGATGTGCGGGAAATCGTTACCGCAAAAATTAAAAAAGAGGGTATTGCAATTTCCAATGATTGCAATTCATGGGATGATTCAAAGGGACTTGAAAAATGTTATTTGATTGCATTTTTCAATGAACAAATGGAACTTGTATGCAGTAAAGTCGGCACAACCACAAGAAGCGTTTTCCAGAGGATTCGAGAAGAATTAAACTCAAAAACCTATAAAGGCATGGGGGCAACCCATTGTGTTATTAATAGGGTTTATGACTGCGGAAATCTGCCGGCTGAGGGTGTAGAGTCGATGTTTCGTGCAAAGTACATTAAAAAGTACCCAAATAGTTTTTATAAAAATGACCGCTTTATTAGCGAACATTTTGATATGACAGAAGCGGATAAATTTTTTGCAGAATATGTAAATTAACACTTGACAAAAAGCCACAAGGGTGCTATAATAAGTATAAAGATAAAGGAAAGGAGATAAACAAATGAGAAGTCCACCAAAAATAAAAAAGTTTTAAAAAAGTCTTGACAACTGAATATAGAAGTGATATAATAAATACATAAAATAAAGAAAGAGGTAATGATTATGACAAACAAAAAAATGACAAACACTATGGCACTGGAAACTGCAATCGAAGTTCTGAAAGAAGATAATCAGTACAATGAAGTTGTTGAAAAACTTCAGAAAATGCTTGTACAGGTAAATAAAAAATCTTCTGCAAATCGCAAACCAACAGCAACTCAGGTGGAAAATGAAAATCTGAAAAAAGCTATTGTTGAATACCTCACAGATACCGGTAAGAGACTTACTGTTTCTGAAATGATGAAAGAAATTCCAGAGCTTGCAAATCTCAGTAATCAGCGTGTAACTTCTCTGGTAACTGCTCTTTACAGCAAGAATAACCCAGAAAGCAGAGTAATCGAAAGAGCGATGGATAAAAGAAAAGCAGTTTTCTTTGTTCCAGAAGAAAACTGAAAATAAGGTGGGGGATTTCCCCCACCGCAATTTAAAAATAAAGAGGTGATGAAATATGACATTAACACAAAAAGATATGGAGCTTGTAAAACATCACATGAAAGTCCTTGATATTCCAGAAGCGGAAGCAATTCAGTTGGTCATGGATGACAAAGCAGTTGACAAGGGTGAAAAGTTGTTTGAGTTATCCGCTGAACAGAAAAAAGTCGCTAAAAAGTATGCGGGTACGGGTACAAAGAAGCGGACGGTTTACAAGTTCGATACCGCCAAAAAGAAGAAAGAAAATCCTGTAAAACAGAAAATTATTGCTGAAATCGAGCGGTTTTTGAATGAAAATTCTGAGATTTCCGCAGAAAATGTGCAAATTATCAATGCAGAAAGACAGATTTTCTTTCAAATCGGTTCAAATGACTACGAATTAACGCTTGTACAAAAGCGAAAAGCCAAAAAATAGTAAGTTTTGGGGAAAATTTTCCCCAAAACGCTTGACTTTTACATCAAAACGTGTTATACTTAATTCAACAAATGAAAGAGAGGTATTAAAAATGAGTCCTATTGAATTTATCGACAAAGAATTAGAAGCAAAAGGTTTCTGGTGTGAAAAAGAAAGTTGTTGGAAAGAAATAAATGAAAATGATGAATGTTTTGAAGATGCAATCGCAGAAATCTGTGAAAGATACAAACCAGAAGGGGGAATGAAATATGATTTCGATATAGATTGCGACCATGTGTTCGAGTCTCCTGGACATGACATTTTTGTAGTGGCTCTTGCTTATGCTTTTGCTGTAAAAGATGGAGCTGAGCCAAAAGCAAATAGTGTACTGTATACAACGCATATTTTCTAAAAAAATAATGACGAAATTGAGGGCGATTTTGCCCTCTTTTTTGTGTATTTTTGCGGGTTGTGCAATTTGACGAAATTTAAGGCGAAAGTTTGTGAAAAGTGCTGAATTTTATTTTAGGTATTGACAAAACCCCGGAAGTGTGGTATAATTGCACCGGCCGTTTTCAGCTGCGCCGGCCGGTTTTTGTGCAATACAGAGAAATTCAACTATTTTTTATGCGATTTTTTGTGCAATATTTTTTTGATAAATTTCCCAAAAATGCTTGACATTTTGCGTCCTATAGCTTATAATAAGTATATCAAATGAAGGAGGTCAACACAATGACAACATACATCAAATATAACATGACACTTAATGGAGCATCTTATAAGGCAATCTTTAAAGACCACTTTGAAGCCGCTGATTGGCTTAACGATGCTGATAACGATGGCGATAAAGTAATCGTCCTCTCGTTTGAGGATGTTACTGTACAGGATGTTCTCGCTGATGAAGATTTCACTGAGAACTATAGATTTGAGGTAGCACTGGAAATGGTTGACCCAAACAGTGAGACTTACAAGACTTATCCAGAAGTAGAAGCAAGGCTCAAAGAGCTTGGCTATCTTAAATAACTGCGGCGAGGGTGGAGAAAATCCACCCTCTTTTTTGTGCATTATGCTGAATTTTATTTTCGTCATTTTGCACAAATCGAAATTAAATGCGGAAAAGGGTTTGACAAAGGAGTGATAAGTGTGATATAATGGCGGGCCGCCGACGACAGGCAAGGCCCGAATTCCCGCCCGCGAACCCCATATGGCGATTTTTTTCTACTTCTAGCGGATTTCATATGGCGCCTAATTTTCCCGAAACCGCGCACCCAGCCCCACACCCTAGCATATGGCCTCTCTCCATGAGTAAAGTGAACTGCGGGAAAGCCCTTGCGCCCTTTGAAAAGGGCGCGCCCCAAACTTGTCTCCTCATTAGGCTAAAGAAACCTGCGGTTTCTTTAAGCCAAAACGGAGACTCGTTCTTTGATGCGGGCGAGGTTAATGAGAGTTATTGATTAATTATTTATATTATGTTATAATATTAAAAAAAGATATTTTTATTCGCGCACCTGCTGCCGCTCCGCAATCATCAATCGAGACCTATTAAACGATAACCTTTACGTCTTAATACACCTAACTCCGCACATTCCTTCGCCGCAGCTAGTCTCTTCTCTTTATCAGTTAAACGCTGGCACAGTTTTAATTGCATTAATTCATCTCTTGGGATATAACAATCTTCATACTCATCAATATAATCCACTAAATCAAAAACATCTTGATGATTAATAGTTCCAAACCATTTTTCATAGACCTGCTCCCTCTTCTTTAAATCTTCCTCTGTTGTGATTCGTAAGCATGTTGGATTAAAGGAATCTGCACAACAATCAATTCCAATATCTTCCAAAGAAATATTATTTTCAGCGCCCCATCTTCTAGCTATGTTATAAAGATAATGCCATTCTTTAAATTCAGGATTTGGTACTTTTCTTTGTCCTTTTACCTTTCTTTTATTATCATTACTAATTCCTTCATCTTCTACCATCATGTAATGAGGACCATTATACTTGATATTATTTCTATCACAATAGTAATTAACAAGCAAAGGCCAAGATAAAATATACTCAAAATCTATAGCCAAGGTTCCTACCTCAGTAAGACCATCTGGAAGCCAATCTAAAAATTTTTGTTTAAGTGTTAAAGCTCCATAAATAGGCACTTTTACATTAGTTACATCAATATAAGAGATTCTTCCTGTTGGAGTATATTTAACTTCAAAATCTGCATATTGGCTTAATTCTTCTAGGCGTTTTACTTTTGTTGTTGAAAAATATTTTGATGAAATGTTAAACCATTCTGCTAATTCTTTCACTTTATATTTCTTTACTTCAAGTTCCATAGAAATTTTTACCTCCTAATTATATTATTAGACTTATCGTCTACATATATATATGAGTATGATTCAAAATCTCTTAACTACTTTTGTCCCTAAAGTAGTTAAGAAAAATCAGAACGCTTTGGCGTCTTAGCACCCTCAAAGTGATTTTAACAAAGTGGTTAAGTTTTTGCGCTGTAGTATATATATTAGACGAAATTTTCTTAACCACTTTGCTAATTTTCGCCTCTATGCTACCTTTTAGAGAAAATTAACAAAGTGGTTAAGTTTTTGCGCTATAGTATATATATTAGACGAAATTTTCTTAACCACTTTGCTAATTTTTGTTTTTGAGCCGCACATAATCCAAGATGGGGCAGTAATTATCTAGACCTCTCGCAAAGGATGGACACTTTTTGTGTATCCTATGTATATATAGTAATGACAAAAAGTGTCCATCCTTTATCTATGAGCTAGGCTTGAGATTCTCGTTTCAGTTCAATTTTTGCTTTGTTCCTTGGGGTTTTGAATTTTTCATTTGAATATTTGAAATGGGTCCCCTAATATAAAGATACATATAACGCGGATTACAATGAGGAAGAATTCAATTTGGGAGTGCTTGGCTTCGCTTATTATAATATTTTAATTCGGTTTTTGGAAAGGAAATATTTGATTTGGGAGTGCTTGGCCGAGGCCGCGCAGGGCAAATCGCCATTTAGAACAATCCTACTTAAAAAATTAAAGGGCATTTCGCTATTTATTATAATTTTATATGATTTAAGACAATTTAACTTAAAAAATTTCAAAGGCAAATTTCGATTTTGTATAATTTAACTTAAAAATTCCAAAAACAAATCGCTATTCCATATCATTTTACATCAAAGTAATACAAAATTTCGCCATTTAAGACAATTCTACTTAAAAAATTAAAGGGCAAATCGCCACCTATTATTCTTCTTACTTCGCTCTTTCTTATCCCCATTGATTTTTTATAAAAAATATTATATTATATATACATAATAAAGGAAAGGAAAAGGAAAAAACCAAATGGGATATGAAACTCGTTTTAAACTTACAGCATTAACAAATCGTAATTATTCTCAGCGCGATTATCTTAAAGTTCTCGCAGAAATTAATCCTCGAGAATTTTCTCCAAATGCTGAATCCTTTGAAGAAGAATTCAAGGAACCGCGCAAATGGTATGATTATAAAGATGACATGAGAATACTCTCTCTCGCATTTCCAAATACATATTTCTTACTTTACGGTGCAGGAGAAGAGCAGGGAGATGTGTGGAAAGCATACTTTTGCAATGGCAAAGTACAAATAATCAAAGCTACATTAACCTTTAAAGATGAACCATCATTTGCGGAAATACGCATTTATGAACAATTTCATCCCTTCAATCTTTGCGCGATTGATGCCTATACGCCGCATGAAGGTTAGCTTTTCAGGCGATAGCCAACTTTAGGCGATAGCCAACTCCTTGATTTTTAAATAAAAAAATTATATAATATATATGTAAAGTAAATAAATAAAAATAGAAAAAGAGGTAAAAAATTTATGGAAAACAAAAACGTATTAACAATCGGTGACCTTACAGCGGCAATTCTTAATGGCGAAATGACAACAGCAGATGCGGCAGATATGTTTAATAAACAGCTCAATGCTTCCATCAATGCGGCAATGGAGAAAGAGGCGGCAAATAAAAAGGCTAAAGAGCGTGAAGAAAATATTCATAAATCCGCAGTTGTGGCAGTAAAAGCTATGTTTGATTTCATTACGGTTTCTCATCCGGACCTTATTCCGAATGACTTTGTAGTAACTGATGATATGCTTGAAGAAGCAGTAAAAGATCTCAAAGACTTTACTAATGAAATTATCTCTGCATTGCCGGCTGGAATTTTTGAGACAGTAAAATGTATTAATAATGCAAAAACTGAACCAGCACTAACTAAACCAATCTTAGCCCCGGAAAAAGAAAATCTTGATGAATTATTAGATACATTAGTGAAAATTAATTTACTTAAAGTTAAACCTACATGTAAGTATGAGAATCTTAAAAATCCAAAAGAAGATAATATTTCTAAATTTCTGCGCGGACTTGGATTGTAAGCGACAATAGCTTCAGATAGAGAGAGGATTTTTCCTCTCTCTTTTTATATATAAAGAAAAAGGGAAAGAATTATTTCTTTCCCTTTAATATTTCTTCAACAGTGGCGCTCATACCAAATCCTATCCAATCATCTACCGTTTTATTGGCAGCGCGCTTTCCTCTATTTGTTTCTTTTGGAATGATATCTTCTTTAAATGTAGCGGTTTCCGCATTAAAAACAAATTCACCTTTCGCGCTATTTCTTTTTACTTCTGGAATAACTTTCTTATTAATCTCAAACTCTGCGGGTCTATAATATTTTTTCTCTTTAATCATATCAATATCCCCATCTTCATTAAGTAACTGTGCAAATACAGTATCATCTCTAATTAGATAAGTATTTCCATCACCAATTAAATTATAAACCGCATAAATATACTCCTTAGGTCTTATTTCACTGCTGGTATCATATTCATATTTTCCAACTTTAATAACGTCCCGGCCTTCCCAGGAACCTATTCTTCCATTCATTATTTCTTCTTAATCCTTTCATTAATTTCTTTTATCATTTCTCTATCTTTTTCCTTATATAACTCGTAAAAATAAGAACCTCTTTTAATTTTTTTCCTCTTCTTCTTCATAATCTGCGCGAATCCTTTCTCTAACCTTTTCCGCATATTTAACTTGGTCTAATGCTTGCCATTGCGCGCCAGTATCTGGATCTACTTTAAAACGCATGCAATCATCTGTTCCAATACCTAAATCAAATCCAATATACATTAAAGATGTATTAGTAATCTTATTCTCATCTATGAGGAGCATTCCCATTTTTCTTTAAATTCCTTTCTATAAAAATTACAACTAATTATTAAGTTCTTTATTGATTTCTTAATAAAATTATAATATAATATATTTAGAAAGTAAAGGAAAGGAGATATAAAAACAGTTATGACATATCCATTCACATATAAAGTAACATTTCTCACAGATGATTACAAAGCAGAGAACACACAATGCGGCATTGGCTTTGCAGATTCTTTTACCTCAGCCGCAGAGATTATTGAAGACTATTACGGCAATACACTTCTTTCCATTGATCGCATTTACCTTATGGAAGAAGGAGACCTTATTGAAATTCCAGAAGAGGAGATGAAAAAAATTGAAAATAACTGGTCAAACATGTAATAATTGCGCTTTAATGAATCAAAATGTTTGTACGAGAACAAATTCACCAATTAAAAATCCCGCAGAAGATTTTTGCTCAAATTTTACAACTCATTTTGAGATTTGTTGGAATTGCGGCGGAATCATTTCAAAAGACAAAGTAATTTATGACCCATGTAAAAATGCAAGTATTTGTCCAATTTGCTTTTCCACTTATGGAACTTGCGCGATGTGTAAGAAAAATACCCAGGAAAATTGCGCTTTCCTTATGGATAAAACACTTCCGAAACGAATACAAAAACAAATTCAACAAGGTCCGATGATTTCCGTGACGGTAGTCAAAAATCCCGAGCTTATCGAAAAAACTTGCAAAAAAGGATGTTGCTGTTGGAGTGAAACAAATGGCTGTTTAAAAGAAACATCTGAAACTTGCATGAACTACGAAGAGGTGTGAATATAAATGTTAATTATAAGCCAAAAGAAAACAACATCAATTCCAATAGAGCAAATTACACTTACTATAATTGATGGCGGCGATGGTAATAGTAAAATTTTAGCTTTCCCCGTCGGAGAATATATGATGTATAATAGCCGCTGGTTAGGAAGCTATAAAACTCTTGAAAGAACAAAGCAAGTATTCACCGCAATTATGGATGCTTATAAACGAGATACGAAAACATATTTTATGCCGGAGGAATAATTATATGGAATATTTTGATATTATTGATGAATTTGGACGTTTAACAGGTAAAGTTGCGCCGAGGGATGTATGTCACGCTAAGGGATACCGTCATCATACCGCACATGTGTGGGTTGTAAGATACAAAGACGGAAAACCGCAGATTCTCTTACAGTTGCGCGCATTCGATAAAGATTCATACCCGGGACAGTGGGATACTTCGTGCGCAGGTCATGTTCCAGCAGGTGAAACAACGGAACAGGGTGCATTAAGAGAGCTTTCAGAAGAACTCGGTATTAAAATCAATAAAGATAATCTCAAATTCCTCAGCACAATGGATGTTGATTATACCAAAATATTTCATGGTAAAAAATTTATTGATAAAGAGCTTGCATATATTTATCTTTATGAAGTTCCAGAAGATACAAAAGTAAGCGGCTTTAAACTTCATGAAAAAGAAATTGCGGCAGTCAGTTGGTTTGACCTTGACTTCGTATTGCGCGAAATCGACCGTCCCGCTTTCAAAAACTATGCCTGTATTCCGAGATTCAGCCTTTCTCTTCTGGCAAAACACTTTGGGAAGGAGTTTGATGTTTAATGCAGACTAATTTTGAGCATTACAAAGATGAAATCTTAAAAATAACTAACTTTGGTGGTGGCGGTTTAGCTATGCTTAAATCAGACCGAACTCTCACTCCATGTGATACAATTAAATGTGAGGATTGCATGTTTGATTGTATCCGCACAAATCCACATCAGATGCTTTTTAACTGTAAATACCGTATTTTGGAATGGGCTTCAGCCCCATTTGTTCCACTTATCACTAAACTTGAACACGATTTTTTAAAAAACTATACCGACGGATACAAATATATTTACCGTAAAAATAATAATTTGTATCTTGCTATGCTACCTCCTGAAACTGATAATAACATCATTTTTGGAATTTCTGGTTTAAATGTTAATTTCAGTAATATTAAAGAAAATGAATGTTATACTATTAATGATTTAATTACAGCTCATACGGCTATTAATTGTGAAAAGGAGTAGTGATAATATATATGATTATTAAAAAATTAAATTGTGAAGATAAAAATAATTCTTATTTAACTGTACAGTTAAGTTATGATGAAGTTAGAGATATTGCAAACACATGCTATTATGCAACTCAATTTATTCCAAAAAATAAAGATAAAGCAAAGTCAGATGCGGTTACTGCCGCAAATATGACAAGTTTTTTATTTGATATGGTAAAACATGGTAATATTCAGCCTGAAACAATTTGGAATATGCATAAGGCTAAATTTGATAATAATAATAATAATAATGATAAACCAAGATCAAAGGAGAACTATTATATATGAAATATAACATTTATGCAGGACTTAGTGGCGGTTTTGGTGGTGCGCGTCTTGTAGCTGAAGCAGAAGAATTTGAAAACGAGGATGCCGCAGTTAAATATGCATATGAATGTGCGCTCGAAGAGTATTATTCTTATGAAGGATGTCATGGTATTGTTTCTTATGGAGATATTCTTGATTATCCGGAAGACTATGGTCTTGAAGATGGATTTACTGATGAGGATGTACAGGAAATTTATCAGGAAGAAATTGAAAGCTGGATTACTTATTATGTAAGAGAGGTGGAATAAAATATGCCTACAAACAGAGCATATTTTGCTAAAAAGTTTGCAGATGATGCCATAGAGCATCTTAACTATGGCGTCGATAAAGCAACAAATGAACCTAAAACTTGTGCTAATATTAATTGTGATAATTGTAAATTAAATCCATCAGACCATCCAATCTACCGTAGAAAATGTGACCAGCAATTTCAGAAATGGCTTATTGAAGATTATGAAAAACCGCAGCCTTTTCTTACTTATAAAGAGTATTGTTTCCTTGATATGTTGCGCCCAGTTTATAAGTATATGGGTAGAGACAATATAAATAGACTTTTTATTTCTACTTCCATTCCTATTCGGCAAAGAGGAGCAGGAGAAAAAGATAGATGGGAATATGTGGGCATTACTTTACATTCTTTTAATGTTAAATTTGATTTTATTGGAACTGATAAATACTGGTCTATTAATGACCTTAAACAATTACCAATTAAAGAGGAGCCAAAAGAAGAATGATGACCTTTAGAAGCCAAAATAGAAAAACAATTATTAATACAACCGATGAAGTTGTTCGTATTAGTAAAGAACAAGTTGTAAATGCTATAACAGGAACTAATCATTATTACTTGATTTGGTTATATCCAACCACTGAAGATGTTTTCAAAGAAAAATATGATAAAAATAGTCATCATTTTGAAATGGCTCGATACAATACAGAAGAAAAAGCTATGTCTGCGCTTGATGGCTATATGGCGTGTAAAACCGCAGGTAGAACTTTTTATAATTTTCCATTAAATGAAAATGTAGCACCAACTTCATTTGAAGAGGCTAAAACTGCGGTAGAAAAATATTTTGATACATCATATCTTTAAATAAGAAAGGAGAATAATATTATGGTTTATTTTATTACATTTATATGCATTTGGTTTATTATCTGGTTTGCTCTTGGAATTTATTTTGCTTGGACTGAACGAACTCATATTACCTTTCCTACAATTATTGCCATGGGCTTCATTAGTCTTGGAATTACAATGACTTTTATGGTTGTTGTTGTAGCTATTATTTCTTGCGCTTTTCTACTTCACTTGGTATATACTCATGGATTCTAATATTGGAATTAGAATTGCTTGTTTATTTTATGTTTTAATTTTAGGCTTTGGTTTTACAGTAGCGACGTATGCATTCATTTGTACCTGGAAACATAATTTATTTAAAAATAATGAAGAAAAAATATGGATTACTATTCTTTTTCTTATTGCCGCGATTGTTACAGGGATTGTTCTATTTCTTTCATTTTCAGAATTTTTAGGATTATTAATTTTTTAACTTATTTATGAATATATTGTATGAAAAAAATTTTTAAAAATCCAGTTTAAACTTTTTTGTCCTTAGTTTTGGAGAAATTTTGATTTTTTAATAAAAAAATTATATAATATATTCATAATAAAAAAGAAAGGAAAAAGAAAAAGTGAAGAAAAGAATAATTGTGGGAATTATGCTCTTAATGACTTTAGGGTTTAGTTTAACAGGGTGTAAATCAATCGCAAAAAACATGGGTGGAACTATAACTATTGATGTTCCAAAAGGACAGAAAATAATTGAAGCTACTTGGAAAGGTTCAAATTTATGGTATCTTACAAGACCTATGAGGGAAGATGAAGAACCAGAAGCATTTACATTACAGGAAGACTCTAATTTTGGAATTATGGAAGGAAAAGTAATATTTAAGGAGAGTAAATAATATGAAAGATAATGAATTTTTTGAAGGCATTGGTATTCTGGCAGCTTTTGCAGGGGTGATTGCTTTGATTATCTTTGCGCCAATGATTTCTTTCTTTATTAGCTATTTTGGCGGTTGGCTTTGCAAAATTACATTTGGTAATATTTTATGTAATGGCTTAAATACATTATTCAATGTAGCTTGGTTTACACCGGATAAACTTCCAATTATGGCAGGTGCGCTTGGTTGGATTGCAGGTTTTTTTAAGTCTATTGACTTTAGTAGGAATAAAAATTGATATTAGGGTGGACAAAAGTCCACCCTTTATTTTTTATAAAAAATATAATATAATAATTATAGAAAGTTAAGAAAGGAAGATGATAAGTATGGTAGCAAAGTCATTTCAGAATATGAAAATGTTAACTGAGCCTTATGAAAAAAATGGTAAAATGTACGTTAAGGTGCGGAATCCAAAAACTGGTACTGAACGTCAGGTAAGATGGTATACTGAAAAAGAATACAACAAAATGTATCCAGGTAGTGCGGTTTCCCAAAAAACTGTAACAAAAGACTCATATTATTGGAGTCCTGCTACTGAAACTTATCATGATAATGACCCCTATTGGAAATCTCAGAAAGAAATTTTTGGATTTACAAAAGGTTATATTACAATTTTTTCCGGTGATACTTATAACTATAAGGATTATTTAAAATCTATCGGTTGTAAATATACTAAATTTTGGGGTTGGGGTTTAAGCTCTGAAATTGAACTTCCATCAGACCTTCCAAAGGAATTAATACCTCTTAAACTTGAATGGTCTAAAGTTGGTAATGAAGAAACTGGAAAACTTTTATCAGATACTCAAATTTCAGAGGTTGTTGATTCACTTATCTATGGTGAATCTGTATCTCAGTATATGGGTGTTTTAGGAGAAAGAATAGAAATTACCGCAAAAGTTACAAAGATTAAAGAACTTGAAGGTGCTTTTGGAATGCAGACACTTTATGTTCTTGAGGATATTTGCGGCAATGTATATGTTTGGATTACTACTTCTCAGAAAACTGTCCTTGAAGAGAATGAAGAATACAATCTTAGAGGAACTGTAAAAGCACATAAAACTTATAAAGGCGTAAATCAAACCATTTTAACCAGATGTAATATTATAAAGGAGAAATAAAACTATGATGCCTAGTATAGAATTTATGAGTTATGCACATCAGTGCTATCTTGATAAAATTATAAGTGAAATTAAAAAACAGGCAACATTAGGTAATCTTGAAAGTTTCCAAATTGATGTTCCAGAAGACCTCAGTGAGAATGACCTTAAATACATTAAAAAAACTGTAGAAAGCTGGTACAACGGTAGTCATTGATTTTTATTTAAAAAAATTATATAATATATTTACAAAATAAAGGAAAGGAAAAATAAATGACAGATAAAGAAAGATGGATAAAAGAATATAAACATAATAGAAATTTTGCCTGGATTTGGACAATTTTGTTTGCGGCTTCTGCTGGACTTGCCGCCACAGGAGGCAAACCGCATTGGGATATGACATTTATTGTTATGGTGAATTTAATTTTTAACTATGCAGATAAAGCTAGATTTTTTAAAACAATGTCAAAATAGGAGGCGATGAATAATGGAAGAACTTAAAACTTTTACTCAAAGAGAACAGGAGAAAGCGCAGATGGGTGATACAGAATTTAAGTATGTTCATGATTGTCCGAAAAGATTTATTGAGCCAGAAGAGGATGATGATGATTTTGAATATTGGGGATACGGCAGAATCAAGCGCGACTATTAATCTTCATTGATTTTTTAATAAAAAAATTATATAATATATACATAATAAAAAAGAAAAAGAAAAGAGAGGAATTGATTATATGATGTTATTTGAGAAATTATCCGAAAAAGAGAAAGATATGATTAAATGTTATATTGAGGATAACGCAGGCAACAACGGTCGGAGTGTAACATTATCCGCAGAGCTTTCTTACATTTTGAGAGAGTGGGCAATGAATAAGAATTATCTGTACAATCTGCTGGGCGGTCAGCTTCAGATTTCTAAAGATATTGAATTTGAGGCTGATTATGATGAGTTATACAATCAGGTTTCCAATCTTTGCTTTAATGGTAATGCCGCAGATGATGTTGGTAAACATGCTTATTATTTCTATGATTCTTGGTTCGAGGAATTTGTATGGGTTAATAGATGGAATAATAACTCCAAACCAGATGAGCTTTATCAGATTCGTGACCAATTAGCTTATATGCTTGATATAGCTAATCTTGTTAAAAATGTATGGAACGATGCTTCTTTTGCTGTTCCAAATCCTAAGAATCCAGAAAAGCCAATTAGAGTTTCTACTGGAAGTAAACTTACTAAGATGATTGGTAAGATTGCCGCAGCCTATGATTTACCTTATTTTGAGGATTTTAGAATTAAGCATTCTCAGGCTCTGAATCAGAAGAAGCTGAAAGGTAGACTTACACTTTCCATTCATCCTCTTGACTATATGACAATGAGTGATAACGAATGTGATTGGTCTTCTTGCATGAGCTGGAAAGAGGACGGATGTTACCGCCAGGGTACAGTTGAGATGATGAATTCTCCAATGGTACTTGTAGCATATCTGGAATCTGTAAATAATCCAATGACTGTTAGAACTTCTGATGGAACTGAACTTTGGAATAATAAAAAGTGGAGAGAACTTTTCATTGTAAATGATGATATTCTCTGCGAAGTTAAAAGTTATCCTTATCGTAACAAATACATCACGATTGAAGTTCTGAAATGGCTGAAAGAGCTGGACAACAATCTGCGGTCTGAGCATTTTATCAGTAAAATGGTTCGTGAGCTGGAAGGCAGAGAATATGAAGACTATTGGTCTGAGGATTATCATGCTTTTGATACTTATGGAGACCCAGCAGGTAGCGATTATGTAGTTGAACATCACATTACAGTTAAACCTTATACAAAACTTATGTATAATGATTTTGCGGGTGGACATTTGGGTTATTTTCCAAGACACTTCGAGAGAAGAGGTTTTACAACTCTTGAGTTTTGTTATTCTGGTGAGTCTGAATGTATGATTTGCGGTTCTACTGGAGATAGCTTTGAATGGGATTCTGAAGGTGATGTAATGTGTTTGAAATGCTCTGGATATACCAGATGTGATAGATGTGATGATAGAATTTATGATGAAGATGACTCTTATGAAGTAGACGGTGAGACTCTTTGTAAGTATTGCTATAAATATAGTACTCAAGAAGATACTTTAACTGGTACTCTTCATTTAATGAGTAATCTTTATAAATTATATGTAAGGGTACCAGGAAGCGGTGAGGGAGATAAAGCTAAGTTTTATACAAAACCTTTAATGATTTATGATGAGGATTATGATAAGATGCATAGTGGAGAGAGTTCATTTATTACTGGTAAGATTCAGTATCAGAAATATGAGACTTTCTACTGGCATGAACTTGGTTTTATTGACTTGAATCAGCTTAAACCTGAGACAATTGCTAAAATTGTTGAAAATACTGATGTATATTGGGCTGTTGAGAGAGGAGATGTGAATGCTGATAATCCAGAAGAAGTTATGAATTCTTATAGCGATGGATATATCGAGGATGTTTTTCACTTAAATGCTGATTAACTGGGATATGCTCCTAAGATTTATAAAAAAGCATTTTTGACAAAATAATTAAATAGTGATATAATAAAAATAAAAAGGAGAAAAGAATTATGGATGAAAAGAAATGGACAAAAAGAGAGATTTATAACGAGTTGTTAACACTGGTAAAAACAGGTAAGATGGACCTGGATGAGGCAACACTTGAGGCTTTCTGTACAAGACAGATTGCAATTCTGGATAATAAAGAAGCTAAAGCAAAAGAGCTGGCAGCTAAGAAACGTTCTGCGGGTGATGAGCTTACAAAAGCTATTGAGGCTGTATTGACAGATGAATATGAGCCGATTGCTGAAATTGCAGCTAAGGTTGATATGGAAGATGTAACAGTAAGTAAATGTGTATATCGTCTGAATAAGCTGGTTGAGGCTGGTAAAGCCGAGAAAGCTGATATTGAGTTACCTGCGGCAGAGGGTAAGAAATCCAGAGTAGTTAAAGGCTATAAAGCAGCTCAGGTTGTTGAGCCTACTGATTCTGTAGAAGAGTAAGACCAAGGGATAGAGAAATCTATCCCTTTTCTTTTTACTTAGCCAAAAGAGGGAAAATCAAAGCTGTGCGCCAACGCCTGCACGCACCGCAACCCACAAACAAAAATGGTCATACTAATTTTATTGACGAAAAACCTTGATTTTGATATAATTACTATAAAAAGGGGGATTTTTATGAAGTTTTGTTTAAGATATGGTCATAGAAAGAATATTCTTGACCAAGCCAATGAAATTAAAGTTTCATTTAAAGATAGAAAAATATTACCAGAAATATTTGAAAAATATCCTGATAAAACTATAATTCTTTCTTTACAACCAAGAGAAAGTAGAATTATAGATTGGGAAGAATTAAAAAATTATAATACTTTATCTAGGAATAAATTAATTACAGAAGCATTTGAAAGTTGGGAAATATTAAATAGTATAAATAATGGTATTCCTTCTTACAGCGGTTTGCCAGTTACTGCGTTCCATCAGGCAAAGGCATTAGTACATATGGGAGTATGTTATTTGAATATTGATGCGCCTTTATTTTTTCAGTTGCCGCAATTAAAAGAGCTAACCGAATGTCCATTGCGCATAACACCTAATCTTGCCGCCAAGGATGATTTAATAAGAGAAAATGGCATTTATGGCTCTTGGATTCGCCCAGAAGATTTAGATATATATAATGAATATATAACCACATATGAATTTAATGCAGATTGTCTCAATCAAGAAGAGGCTATTTTTGACGTATATAAAAATAAACAAAAATGGGATGTACGCTTAGACCTGCTGGTTACAGACCTAGACTATCCTGCAATAAATCGTTTAATTGTAAAAGATGTAATTAAAAAGAGAGTTAACTGTGGGCAACGTTGTATGAATGGTGGCGCTTGCCGTGCATGTTATAGAGCAATGATGTTTGCTAATGAGAATTTTCTCCTGGAGGCTCAAGAGCAAGTGAGCCATAATTGATTTTTTATTATAAATAATATATAATATATATATAAATGAAAAAGGAGGAATGTGAATGGAGAGACTTAATCAGAACGAATTTAAACTTTTTGAATCTCTTACATCTTTAACGCAGAATTCAATGCGCAGAGCTTTGTACAACTATTTAAAAAAGAGATATAAAAAGGTAATTGTGGCCCCAGAATATCTTTATGCGGTGGGTGAGATTCCTATTGCATTGGTTGCACATATGGATACTGTGTTTGCCAGTCCTCCGCAAGATGTATATTATGATGAACGAAAAGGAGTTTGCTGGAGTCCAGATGGCTTAGGAGCTGATGACCGCGCAGGTATTTTTGCGATTTTAACAATTTTAAAACATGGATATAGACCTTCAATTATCTTTACGACAGATGAAGAAATTGGAGCTGTTGGTGCGGGTCAGCTTGTTGAAGATATTAAAACTCCAGAATCTGAATTAAAATATATTATTCAGCTTGACCGCAGGGGTACAAATGATTGTGTATTTTATGATTGTGACAACAGAGATTTTGTAGAATATGTAGAGAATTTTGGTTTTATTGAGACTTTTGGTTCTTTTTCTGACATTAGCGTAATTTGCCCAGCTTGGGGAATTGCGGGTGTTAATCTTTCTATTGGTTATGAAGATGAACATAGTAAAAGTGAAATTCTTCATGTCGCCGCAATGATGAATACGATACATAAAGTTGAAAATATGCTTGATGCAAAAGATATTCCATTTTTTGAGTATATTGAATATAATTATGCTCAGAATGATTGGAACTATTACTTTCGCAGAGGAAAACGATATAACTGGTATGATGAAATTGATGCTGACTATGAATATAATTATGGGACTTTAAAATGCAGTAAATGCAATAAGTATTTCCATGATTATGAACTTATTCCAGCTTTAAGTAAAGATGGTAATAAAACTAAGTATTATTGCCCAGATTGTTGTACAACAGAAGTAGATTGGTGTACTCAGTGTAATAATGCCTTTGAGATTGATGCGGATAAGCCGGCAACTATTTGTCCAACTTGCAGAGTACATAATGCAAAAATGAGTTCAAAAAAGAAGAAAAATAAAGTAATTAAAGTCGAGGAGCTAAAAGAAAATGGTGTTCAGTGAGAAAATTAAAAAAATTCAGGAGCAATTTGAACTTGTAATTCATTATTCACAGGAAATTCCAAAAGTTCCTGGACAAAGATTTGTAAACACAGACAGTCTTTTTGAAGAGTGGCTTGAAGCTAAAAGAGATTTTATTGAAACTTTTGGTGGGAAACTTATTGTTGAATTACCAGATAAGGTTACTTTTGAGCTTTCTCAGGAAGAGAAAATTAAAAGGGTTAAAGATTTCTTAACTGCGGTTGACTGTAATTATGACAATCCTGACCTTGCACGTTTCATTGATATTCAAAAAAGTGGATTTTATGAGAATAAAGTTGTTGAAGATTTTGAATATAATGGAGAGAAAATTCCAAAAGGAATGAAAGTAATTAAGGCTTTCAAGTTTTTTGAAAAAAATCCTAAGAAACTTGAAAATTTGCAGAATGCTGCAAGTATGCTTATCCAAGAGGACAAAATTACAGGAGTATTATGTCTTTCTGTACATCCGTTAGATTATATTTCAGCTAGCGAGAACTGTCATAGCTGGCATTCTTGTCATGCATTAGATGGTGATTATCGTGCAGGCAATTTATCTTATATGGTAGATAAACATACTATCATGTGCTATTTGCGCGCAGATAATTGTGATTATGTTCTGCCAGATTTTCCAAATGAAGTGCCATGGAATTCTAAGAAATGGAGAGTATGGATTCATTTATCTGATAATTGGGATATTATGTTTGCGGGTAGACAGTATCCTTTTACATCTAATATTGGGCTTAATTTAGCTAAAAAAGAGTTAATTGAACCAACTTTAAATGTACGTTTTACTGATTTTACAAGTCAATATTTTGCTGGTGGAATTAAGCTGAAAATGGAAAATGAGAATTTCTTACCATCTTTTGATGAAGAATTATTTGATAAATATATGGTAATTAACAGTAAAGCTGTACCTTTGAAAGATGTTATTGTTGACGTTCCAGGTAGTCTTGACTTTAATGATTTATTAAGGTCTAGTTGTTATATTCCGCAATATGCTTATAAGGTAAAAGAAATTTCATATTGGTATTGGGGAGATTCTCCCTATCGGACTGCGGTAAATAGTATTTTTGATGATTCTGGTAAAATCGTACCTAAATTTCGTATTGGTGGTAGAGTATCCTGTGTTATGTGCGGAAATCAGCTTGATTACAGTGGTTCATTTGTTTGCGGCGAATGCTATGAAGGATTGTATTCAGAGATAAAAAGAAAATATAAAGATTATATAATTAAGAAGGAGAATAAATAATGGCAGCAAGAGGAACAGTGGCTAAGCAGGAAGTAACAGAAAAGTTAAAAGAGATTTTTGGAGATAATTTTATTGGTGAATATGAGAAGAAGATATATGTTTGGGCTAATGATGGCGGAGACCGTGTACAAATTGCTATTACATTAACTTGTCCAAAAGTGCAGATTGAAACGGGAGAAGTATCTGCGGATTCTGATTCTGCATTTCCTACAACGGCATCAGCGCAGTCAATAGAATTTACAGACCAGGAAAAGAAGAATCTAGAAGACCTTATGGCGCGTTTAAATTTATAAACTAGCTTCATAAAACCAAATTGATTTTTTATTAAAAATTATATATAATATATACATAAGATAAAGAAAGACAGAAACAGCAAAAAGAAAAAATTTTGTTTTGCATTCCAAGCCTGAGATATTGGTTCAAGTCCAATGCCCCGGTTATATCCGGGGTTAGTATAAAGGATAGTATACAGTTAAAAACTAAATTTGCTGTCTTGAAAATCTTAATTGATTTTTATTTATAAATATTTTATAATATATTTGTAAATGAAATGGAAAAACTTTTAAAAATCATTCAAATCAATGGAGGTATTGCTTATGTTCTTAGTTCATTATGTAGACGATTTCAAAGTAAAACATCTGTGTGTAGCTAATGATATGTATGAGTTAAACTTTCTGAAAGAAAGATTTGGGGAGATTGATTATGAGGTGATTGAAAAGTGAGGTTTTCCAGAAAAATGTATAATATTTGATAATATTTAAAAAATATTATATAATAAATAAGTAATAAAAAGAATTAGGATTGTAAGGGTGATTAATTATGAGTTTACCACCATTTAAGCCTTCAATGGATAATACTTATAATGGATATGGGTCTATCAGTGAAGAGCTATATAGAGAAAGAATTAGTAAAGAGCTATATAGAGAAGAGAAAGATAATTTAGAACTTAATAAAATTAAAGAAAGAATAGAAAAAAAGGAGAAAAAATCTATGGAAACAAAGAAAATGTTTGGAAATCTTGAATTTGGACCGGTTGACAAATATCATTTAAGTCACCTGGGTATTGCTCTGAAGAATGCAGCAGGAGACATTGTTTCCTATGATAAAAAGAAAAATGAAATTGTCAATGTTGACCTTATTGACTTTGATGCAAAGGGTATGATTTATGCAATACCATGTGCAATTAAAGATGTTCATGTTGGTGATGTTATCCGCCACACAAATGGCAACGCAGTATTTGTAACATCTGTAGACAATGGTATTCATGTAGTAGACGTTGCCGCAGGTGAGAAGAAAGAGATTCTTCCAACAAAATCTATGTTTGGTTTTGATTTTGTAACAAAGATTGTTACACTGATTGATTTTTCCGGCGCAAATGCTTCTGCTGAACAGCCTTTTGGAAACTTGCTTCCGCTGATGCTGCTTGGGGAAAATTCTGGTAATATGAAAGAAATGCTTCCAATGATGATGCTTATGGGTGGAATGAATGGCGCAGGCGAAAATGCGTTTAGTTTTGATATGAATAATCCGCTTATGCTAATGGCTCTTATGGGAGGAAGCAAAGACAACGATTTTTTTCCAATGATGCTGATGGCAGGAATGATGAATCAGCCAAAAACAAATGCACCATTGACGACCCCTTCCCAGGAGTAGAATTTGGAGCATATATTAAAACACTTGTTAAGTATAATTCTGTAATTTTACGTGCAATTAAAGATTTTGATTTTATAGAATATAATAGTGGAAAACATTATACTTTAAAAAAAGGAACATGTCTAGTAATTGATAGAGTTGAGAATTGGGGAAGTGAATATTATTATGGCTATGGAGTTAAAAAAATGCTTGAAGCTCCTGGAAAAATTTATAAATATGGATATGTTGAATTAAACAGAGATTATTTTGAAATTGAGGAATAAAAATGAAACCTATTATTAGTCCTATTTGGTTTTATCTTGTTAATTTATTTAGCAAGGTAGGGGATTTTGCAATGGCTTTAATTATTGGTGGAATAATTTTAACTGTCCTTTTTGCTATTTTTCTTTTAGTCGTGGAAACTGAAGGCGATTTTGAAAGTGAAGAAGAAAGAAGAAGATGGTATGGTTATCTTAAAAAGGGTATCATTACTATCATCGCTGCAGGAGTTTTATATTGTGCAATTCCATCAGAAACAACTTGTTATAAGATGATGGCGGCGCAGGTTGTAATGCCAGATAATATTTCTACTGTCGGCAAGACAAGTGAAGATATTATTAATTATATTGTGGAAAGTGTTAAGGAAATTACTGATTCAAATGAAGATTCTGAGTCAGCTAAAAAGAATTAACAACGCCAAACGTCATGAGAATGAGAACGTTTTAAAATAATTCCGACTCCTGAGGCCGAACGGGGGAGTAACCAAGCTAATACGTGCGGAGATTCGTACCGCGGCGCCCTGCGATTCACCCCTTTTGCGGCGAAATCCGCAAAATTATACAACTACCCCACATAAGACCATTGGTTAGTGTCAGTTGGGGAATTACCGGGTTTAGCTCAGTCAGGTTAGAGCGGCCGCCTTATAAGTGGTGTTTGTCCTGGGTTCGAATCCCAGAATCCGGATTTTATAGTGATATGCTAACTATAAATATAATAGGTGAAGCCTATTCGAGTGTTTAAAAGAGCGTTAGTGACTTTGTTGTAAGGGTTGGAAAAGTAATGTTTTCTGTAAAGCAAGTAAATCCTGGCTTGGTTTGGAAGCGTATAAAAGGACAAAAAGATAAGAGGAAATTAAAAATGCCCACGAGTATGGCTTTTATACACCAAGAGGAGGTCCATAAACTTCTAGGGTGATAACCTGGTCGGCAACCAAATAATCATTAAGCCCAGATGGCGGAAGTAGACGCGGCAGAAGCTAAAAAGTTTTGTAAAATACTTATACTGCAATTTAGCGACGTAAATCTGTTTCTATTATTAGAGTGAAGGTTCAAGTCCTTCTCTGGGCATTGGAGGTTGACAAATATGAAAGTTTTTAGAGTTATTTTTGACTTTGATGAGGAAGGATTAAAAACATATGCAAAATGTACGACTGTTTTAACTACAGATGCAGATAAAGCAGTTCAGTTTGTTAAAGAAATGTATCCAAATATTCTTAAAATTTTAGATGTATATGAGATAACAGATGAAGGTATACTTAGTTATCCAGTAATTTAATTTAAAAAGGAGATTACTATGTATATTGTTGAAAAACCCAAAGATGAGATTTATTGCTATAGTTTTAATAAGTTGACCTTTAGATTAACTATTAAATGTATAGCAAAAAATGAAAAAGAACTTATTATGTATTTGGCTAAAGGTTTTTACAGAGATTCTTGGGGATTTTTAAATAATGAACGTATGAAAAATCAATATTATGATGGTTATGGTCGTCAGATTGATCCACACGTTTATTACAAATCCGCACATTTACTTTGGGTAGAGAAGTATAAAAATCTTCCACCAGAAACTTCTGAGCAGAGATGGAAAAGATGGAAGAAAAATAAAACTTATCGTGGTGAATTTCGTAAAGAGCCAGTAGAAGGAATCAGAAAGAGACGTGGCGGTCCATGTATGCGTCCCCGCAAGATTAAACATATTGCGGCAATGTATTCTAATCCTGAATTTAAAGAATTTAACCGCGGCAGTAGAAATGATTATCCTGATGGTTGGTGGGATGACTGGTATCGTGTAAAAGAACGAAATTGGAAATCTCAAAGACGTTATCAATGGAAAGAAAAGTAGCTTTTAACCTTAATTGATTTTTTATAAAAATTATAATATAATATTTATAGAAAGTTAAGAGAGGAAAAATAAAAATAAAAATGAGTGAATTAAGTAGTACAAGAGAAGAAGTTTTGTATACACAAATTCTTCATTTAGAGAAAAAAGTAAGAATGCTTAGAGCCGCAGTAAAAGAAGCGGCAAGAATTTTTTCTGAAAATCCGCCTGGTGATTTAGGTTTATATTCACCAGAAATGCTTAGTACTCTAGTAGGAAGTACTGAACATCCTGAAAAATGGGAACGTTATCTTATTAGACAAGGTGTTGTTACAGTTATGAAAGAGGATGGAGAATATGAAGAATCTGTGGATTGATGATGTAAGACCGGCTCCAAAAGGATATACATGGATTAAAACTGTGTCTGCGGCAATCGTTACTTGTATTGAAGAAAGTTTTTCTTCTTCTGGTAAAATGTGTTTATATCTTGGTGATGTAAGTCTTGACCATGATGCTGGAGATATGCGGTCTTTTGGCGGGGACTATATTCGATTTCTTGAGTGGCTTGAAGAAAAACAGCAAGCAGAAGGATGGAAAATTGATGCTAAATTTCATATTCATTCTATGAACCCTGTTGGAAGAGAAAACATGATGAGAGTTATTAAAAGAAATGGCTGGTCATTTTCTTAACATTGATTTTTTATAAAAAATAATATATAATAAATATACAAAGTAAATAAAGACATTTAAACAGCAAATATTTTCTAACAAAAAGTTATCATTTTTGAGATATGATGAACGTCGGTAGGTTTAGAGTAAAGAGTTTAGTAGCCGTAAAAACAAAACCTTTGCAAATGTCTTGGTTAAAAATCTTAAATTGATTTTTTATAAAAAATAATATATAATAAATATACAAAATAAATAAAAAAGACACTTTTCAGCAAATATATAGACCTTCAAGATAAAATCTCGGTTGACAAAAGGTGTCTTGTAGATAAAGCGGAGTAGAGGAGCGGCTCCTTGCTAGGCTCATGACCTAGAGACACGGGTTCAAATCCCGTCTCCGCCACTATATATCTAATATATTGAGGACGTCTTTAAATTTATTAGATATAGAATGTTTAGTCTATACATTTTATATGACTTGGCTTTGTAGTTGAAAAGGGAACTACACCTGAATGTAGGTAAATGTAGCTTTTTACTCGTACTTCTTTAGCTTGATAAAAAGTGAGTATAGCTTCCACGTTGCAAAAAACTCATTGCTGAGTATGAGAATGGTAGAGAGTGTGGTGTCTATCATATTTACGCCTTTGGTATATCGGTATTATTGTGGTCTCCAAAACCACGGAGCAAGGTTCGACTCCTTGAGGGCGTGTTAATCGACATGCACGGGTAGCGCCCGAAGCCTCGATTACGGGTTGACCATTCAGAGAGTGAAGTGAATGGCAGACTAAAGTACACGGTCTATATCTTTAAGTTGAAGGTATAAATCTTCACTTGGGATGAATTTAATGAAGGGTATGTTTCAGATACCTCGTAGCTGAAAAATCTGACGTTAATGAACAAAACGAGAAAGTTGTTCTAATCTTTGGTAGTTTGTAGAGATGGTAAACTACTTGGGGTGTTATTAAGGCTCCAGAAGCATCGTCTTCTAAAGGATAGCTGTCCAACTTAATATGTTTCGGGAGTGTAGACGACTAAGGAGTTCGGCGAGACTGTAAATCTCGTGGCTTTGGCACCGAGTGGGTTCGATTCCCTCTACTCCCATCAAGGTGCAACCTAATAGTTCCCTTATAATAACTGGCTTCGGCAAGCAGGGACTAACTGCTGTATGAGGGGGTAAGCAGGCTCCTCAATTATAAATAGAATAGGAGTGATGTATTTGCCTAATAGAGATAGAGCTTATTATCGTAAACAGCGAGCAAAGCATATCCGCAGAAAGAAAAGAATATGTCAAAAGGAATATGGTTGGGATTATTATAACCATGATGGATGTTATTCTAAAGGAAAAATTCATTGCTCATGTCCTATGTGTTCTATAAAAAGTAAAAACCGCAAAAGTAGATATTATGCAAAAAGAAATTGGAAACATTCTGATTTGCTTAAAATCAATGAACTTGAAAACCAAGAACAAGAATACATTGCGGAAGGACAAAAAGATTTAATTGATAATATTTAAAAAATATTATATAATAAATATATAAATTAAAGACAGGAACTGCAAAATTTTAAATTCTAATATAGCGTAAAATTGGGGATTTTAAGTGCGAAATTAAACCTGTCTTGTTAAGGGCTTGTAGCATAATGGCTAGTGTGCTGGACTGTCTCTCCAGAGGTCGGGGTTCGATTCCCCGTTGGCTCGTTTAACAGTATTCATATTCAATACCGGTTAGAGTATGATAAAAGTATATTCACGCTGTTTTTCGTTAGACTACTATTAATAAAAGGAAGGAAAGCAATACGGAATATATAGAGCAGAAACTGAACTGCTATAGATTTTAGACAATAAAATTAGATTGTCCTTATTTCTTACGAGAGTAAGTGGGGTGCAACTCCTCAAAATCTATTATGGTGGCTGTGGTCTAATGGCTATGACTTCTCAATGTGGATGAGAATATGGGGGTTCGATTCCCTCCTGCTACCTTTAGCTTAAAATATAAGCTACACCAAATGATGACAACATATGGTTCTTGCGGTTTCGTCATCTGCGATTTTGTGTCAGTAGCTCAGTTGGTAGAGCACCGGGCTTTTAACCCGGGTTGTCGGTGGGTTCAAGTCCCCTCTGGCGCATTCTTCTTTACTCTTTTAGAAGTTAAATAATAAAGAGGGTTAGCTCCACGACCTTATGAAAAAGTAATATGAAAATATTATGGGAGCGTATGGGAGAGATTGCTGAACATTGCGTTTCCTCACTCCTAACAACGATAATGTGAATTAAAGATGTCTATGAAATGTAAGTTTGAGAAGAGGATAGGGTTACTTTAAAACTCACTTTATATGGAGGACCTGATGGTGTAGGGGTCATATATAAAACCATCATTGATTTTTTATTTTTAAAATGTTATAATAATTTTACAAAGTTAAGAAAGAGAGGAAAAATATTGACCGATTTAGAGAATTTTGTAGAAGAAAATAACGACGAAGAAAAAGAAATTAAAAATGAGAAAGAGGTTGTTATTAGTGATAACAGTATAAAAATGTATATGAAAGAGGTAAGTAAATATCCTCTTTTAACAGAAGAAAGAGAGCTTGAATTAGCTAAAAGAATCCAAGAGGGAGATATGGAGGCAAGAAATGAATTTGTAAATGCAAATTTACGTCTTGTAATTTCTGTAGCAAAACATTATATTGGATGCGGTATTCCTTTTCTTGACTTAATTCAGGAAGGAAATGTTGGTTTAATGAAAGCTGTTGAAAAGTTTGATTATACAAAAGGTTATCGTTTTTCAACATATGGAACTTGGTGGGTTAAACAGGCAATTACACGAGCTATTTCTGACCAGAGCAGAACTATTCGTATTCCCGCACATATTGTTGAAGCCATTAGTAAAGTAAGAAAAACAGAAAGAGAATTATCAATAAAACTTGGTAGAGATCCAAAAGTAAAAGAAATTGCGGAAGCAATGGACATGAAAACCTCTGAGGTTAGAGAGCTTTTGGAATATACTGCGGATATTGGTAGTCTTGATATGTCGCTTGGTGACGGTGATGATGATGCAACAGTAGCTTCTCTTATTGAAGATACTACTTGTGTAAATCCGGCAACTGCTTATCTTGAGGTTGAAAAACAGGGGATTATTGAAAATGTTTTAAATACTTTACCAGAACGTGAAGCAGATATTCTTCGTTATCGTTTTGGAATAAAAACAAATAAACCGCAGACACTTGAAGAGGTTGGAAAAATTTATGGTTTAACTAAGGAACGTATTCGTCAGATTGAAGCAAAAGCATTACAGAAACTTCGTCAGCCAAGTCGTGCTAAAAAGTTAAAAGAAGTATTTGATTTTTAAGGAGAAATATGTTGAATAAAAAATATTTAACTGATGAAATTGATGTTAAGTCATTAATTAAATATTTAAAAACATTTGAAAAAGAATTAAATCATCCTATGACTATTTGGTGTCCTTTTGGTTTAGAAAATTCTTCTTTTGTAAAAGAGCTTTCTGATGCTGGTTTTAAAGTTATTTCTTTTAGTATTGATGATAAAGATTTTTTTCCTTATGAACCAAAGATTTTTATTATGTAAAAAATTTAATTCTTGAGGAATTAATAAAAAATTGATTTTTTATAAAAAATATTATATAATAAATATATAATAAAAATAAAGGTGCGTAACAGCAATTCTTTAATGTTAAGAAAATTTTTGATTGCAAGTCAGATAATTATAAAAAAATATGCACCTTATAATGGGACCATAACTCAGTTGGGAGAGTGCCTGTTTTGCAAGCAGGAAGTCGAGGGTTCAAGCCCCTCTGGCTCCATGTCTTGTTTCCAGTTTACATTGCAAGGCGAAGTAACATAAGACTGGAACGATGTGTTACTTCAAATATTGGGGTTTAGCTCAGTTGGTAGAGCAAGCGGCTGTGCGGAAGTAGTATAAGTTAATACGCTCCATTGGTAGAAATTTAAGTGCAAGTCTTATCTTCCGATTAACCGCTGTGTCGTGGGTTCAAGTCCCACATCCTCAGCTTAATATTTTAATTGATTTTTAAATTAAAATATTATATAATAATTATATAATATAAAGAGATACATACAGCAAATAATTTTGAATTTGACTGTTAATCAAATATTCAGAAGATGTATCTCGAAATTATTAGAGTCCTGGCTTGAAACCGTGTATGTCTGCCGCATGACTCAACAAAAACTGGAAACACGCGGGGATGGCACAGAAGCTTGTCTGTGAGGGAACGTTCTAGGTAGGTCCCATGCTTCAGAATATTGGGGTATCGCCAAGCGGTAAGGCACAGGACTTTGACTCCTGTATACGCTGGTTCGAATCCAGCTACCCCAGCTCAAACCCAAATTTTGGAAATGGTTTGGTGTCTATGGCAAGACGAGATTTTCCCGAGGTTGTTTTGTGCTATAGCCTCGTAAATCAATGGGAAGCATGAGACATTGACGAGGGGCTCTAACTTCGTTGTCCTTGTAAGCTAAGGGCTTGCCAGAGATGGTATCGAAAGCTAGGTTGGCTTAATGCGCCATCGTTAAGTCAACTGATTTTTAATGAGGAGAAGATATATGTATATTTGTCCAACTTGTAATAAAAAGTTTGAAAAAGAAGAAATGCTTCAAAAACATTTTTTGAATTGTTGGAAAGAACAACATCCTTTTCATAAGTCTAAATCTGCACCAAGAGGTAAAGATATTGAGATTAGACAGGTTAGTAACGATATAGCAAATTTCTTTAATTCATTAAAGGAGAAATAAATGGGTGAAGTTTTAGTAAAGACACATTTAATTGTAACAGACATCCATGAGGAATATAATATAAATTGGTCAGGAAAGATTCTTGATGCAAAACCTAAATTCAAAAATAATAAACCTATTTTTGTAGTAGTTGCGGGTGGCGGTCGCATGGAAATAAATACTGTAGATATGAATAGAGTTGAAAAATGCGCGAAATTACTTACTACTCCAAAAGGTAGACAAGCAATTACAACTGACAAAGCTTATATTTATATTTTAGAAGAAAATGATAATGAAATGTTATTAGGAACTTTAACTCATAATCATGTTAAGAGTTATGCTCCTATGTATGATAAAGTTAGTTATGAATAATTAAGACTGGCGTTAGCGCAAGCTATTAAGGGTTCGATTCCCTTAACTTAAAATCTGGATTATTAGTTATCCAAAAACGCACTAGCTTCGGCAAACACGTTGAAAAAACTAATCGGCTGGCTTCAAGTCGTTAAATAAGCGTGGTGACACGTATAAAGCACAAGAGTGCCCCCTTCTAAAGAGGGGGTAATAGAAAGCCAATACTTACTAACGTTCCAACCTAAAGTCTTGGGGCGTCCGCTGAGGACAATGGTTGGTCGGGCATCATGGGAAAGGTGCTATAAAATAAACTCAGAAATGAGTGGACAGTAAGGTTGTTTTATGGTGCAAGTTCCGCAAGAACAAGTGCTGTATTTAATTGGACATTTCTGACTTAAATCGAAAGATAGTTGGAATAGTCTAAAGTGAGTCGATAGCAAGACGAGCAGGGTTGCGGCGAATGGGCTGTACTCAAAAGGTATAGATGTTCAAATGTGTACCCCGTAATCCATAATATATGTACATGATTGCATTGGATATTTAATCAGAGATAGCCTGATTTACTTTTCCAATATATTATATGAGAAGATTAAAACATTTACTTATACAGCAAAAGTGTACATGACTACATAGAGAAAAGCGACTTATTGTTCTGTAATATGGACACACATCTAACTCGCAAGGTGAAATGTGAAAAAGTACAATTAAGTGCAACTCTAAGAGACTGCAATCTCTGAATCCCGCAAGGAAGAATGTGCCGAAAGGAAATTTATGATACTATGTAGTAAGAGTTTGCCAGGAGCCACTGAAACTGGTGTCGCTATTAGCTACGGATTAATCTTCCGTGTGATTACTTACTTCCAACGGTAAGCAAAGCTAATAAAAGTAGGTCAATAATCTCAGCCTAAAAGTTTTAATTAGGCGAGGAAACTCGCCTTAAATTTTGCTCGGGTCACCTAGCGGCGATGGTAGCAGATTTGTAATCTGCCGGAGAAATCCCACGTGGGTTCGAATCCCACCCCGAGCTTTGAAAAACCTTTATTAAATGCGGTGAACGGTACTCGAACGAGGGTTTGAGGGACACAGAGGAGATGATGCTTGCATTATAGCCTCCGGGGTAAAGGGATGGACCTAGGCATGACCGCACCCACAATTTCACAGTTATGTCACTGTGACATATCCGAAAAGGAGAAATTAAATGAGTCGCCATAGCAGACGGCAAGTTCGCAATAGTCTGCTCCAATATAGAGTATGTGGTGTAATGGTAGCACACTAGCTTTGGGAGCTTGGGGCGGCGTTCGAATCGCACATATTCTAGTCTATTAGTATTTAAAGGGTAGGCTTAAAAGCAGCCATCCATTAAAGAGTAGGGCTTTAAATCCGAAAGTATGAAAAACTTCTTTTGAAGATAAAAAAGTAAAAGGATAGGATGTAAAGAGTTAAAATGCGTCACCCCGTAACTGGTAAGGACAATTTCCCTTTTGGCGTAATAGTACATTAAATACTAAGTATTATAACGCGTGCACAGCTATCTCTGCTTCCAGATTAAGACTAGCTTTTGGATGAGGTGAGTATGTAGGGCTGTTGAGACAGGGCTGGATAGTAAATTTTAAGTATGGTTATTGCTTGAAGTGTTAACTGGTGGCTAGTTAAGATTAACATGATAGAATGGCAAACCTGAAAGAATGAGGATAAGGCTATTAGGGAAGTGCAAATCTTTCCCACGCGACTAATATGCTCTAGTGGTGAAACTGGTAAACACACAGCATTTAAGCTGCTGCGAGTTCGGCTCTTGTGGGTTCGAGTCCCACCTAGAGTATTTTTAGGTTTGATTTTTGAGCTAGGGTATCCGAGTAGGCACAGGAGACTGGCTTAGAACCAGTTGGCTAGTAAAATAGCTTGGGAGTTCGAATCTCCTCTCTAGCACTTAGGTACAGGTTACAATATGATGGTAAGCAGTTCAGGAGCCTAAACGGTGCTATCCATTAGGTTAATAACCTTATTATAATAACAAGTCTGAGTAGTGGTTAATTGAAAAGAAACTATATTATAATAAAATAATTTATGCCAACATGTCGGAACTGGTAGACGAAACTGGCTCAAACCCAGTGGCTAATAAGCGTGAGAGTTCAAATCTCTCTGTTGGTATTTGGTGCCGCAGTCACTTAATCCAGATTAAATCTGATGGGTGTTATGAAACGGTTAAATGGAATTTGAGAAACAGCCAACCGCCCTAAGGAGTAGGCGGTATAAAACGAATTAAACCATCTTCCAAGAGCTCCGGCTATGAAATGAGTACCGCTACTTGGTCGAGACCTAAGCCCCATGGTACTAGAGGAGCATGCGTGAATATCAGACCTTGCGCGAAATCGCAAGTTAGGGTTAAAAAGTACCTGAAACGCTAGGCAGTCTGAAAAGACTAAATAAAAGTTCCTAATTGATTTTTTAATAAATATATATTATAATATATTTACAAAGTTAAGAAAGGAATAAAAAATATGTTTGATGATTTTGATTTAGGTCCACAGTGTGAAGAGTTTTATGATGATGCAGATTATTGGGAATCTATTATGAATGAAGAAGAAGAGGATGATACTGATGAGTAAAAAGAAAGCTGTAGATTTAAACCCTTTTAAAATGACTAAAGAGGAATTAGCTATTTGGTTAGCTTTAAGAGGTAAAGGTCATTCAATCGACTCAAAGAAAAGCTATAATCGTAAACAGAAACATAAAAAAGATTTACGATATGTAGATTAATTGTGCGGCCCCGTGGTCTAATGGCTAGTGACTTCGCCCTTGTTAATTTAGTTTAAAAGTAAAACTTTTGGTCATTTGAGTTCAAGTTTATCGAACCGAATTTTAAATATAATATAAGAAATAAAGGAGAAATATTATATGAAAAGTTTGGTAGATGAATATACACAAGAAGAACTGGTAAATATAGTAAAAATATCTACTTCTTATAAAGATTTAGCAAAGAAGTTAGGCTATACAAGTTTTTCAGGAGATTTAAAAAAACTTCTTGAAAAGAAATTTTCAAATTTTGATACATCGCATTTTAATAAAATAATACGTCCTATTAAGCGTACTGCTGAGAATATTTTTATTAAGGATTCTACAGCTGACCAATCGACTTTAAGAAAATGGTATTATGAAAATAAATATACCTCTTATATTTGTTCTATTTGTGGGCAAGAGCCTATGTGGCAAGGAAAATCTTTAACTTTAATTCTTGACCATATAAATGGAATAAATAATGATGATAGGTTAGAAAATTTACGATGGGTTTGTCCTAATTGTAATCAACAGCTAGAAACTACAAATGGTAAAAATAAAAAAGTTCATAGAAAAAAATATTATTGTATAGATTGTGGAAAAGAAATTTCTAGGAATAGTACAAGATGTATTGAATGTTATGCTAAATTTAAAGTTACTAAACCAAAACAAAATTCACAGCGAACAGAAGTTTCAGACATGTTAGTAACTAGAGAAGAATTAAAGCATTTAATAAGAACTACTTCTTTTGTAAAAATAGGTGAAAGATATGGAGTATCTGATAATGCTGTTAGAAAATGGTGTGATAAACTTAATTTACCAAGAAGAAAAACAGAAATAAATAGTTATTCTGATTTAGAATGGTCAAAAATTTAAGTGCAAGACTTAAAATTAGCTATCACGGCGAAAATGGTGGGTTCGAGTCCCCCCGGGGTCATTTCTTCAAAGCAAATTAGATGAAGAGGTTAAGCAGTTTACCATAAAACTGTTAGAACTTTAAATAGAAAATCTACAAGGTTCGATTCCTTGCTCGGCGTAAAGCCAATGTGGTAGTCGAGGATGGACTAGATTGAAGAAATTGTTTTCACATGGATTGCGGTATTTTTGCCGAAATACCAAAAGAATGGTGAATAAGGTTCGAGGAATTTGCGGCAACAAATTCCTTTAAGGCTCTATCGACAAGTGGTTAAGTCGGCTCCCTCTCAAGGAGCAGTCGGATTGGGTTCGATTCCCCCTAGAGTCATTTAAGTAATCAATGGCACCTGTAAGATATGAAAATGGGAGTTAATCGTATGATGGGTCTGGTGTAGTGACCATTTACCAAGTCCAGACAAGTAGTGCGTTGTAAAGGGTGGTGTGACTTTACTTACTTAATTAAATAAAAAGACTTATACAGCAACATTTATTTAGGAAGCAGGGCGTCGTAAGTTCGAGCCTTACCTTGGCATGTATTTGCTGAGTAGCTCAGTTGGGAGAGCACCTGCCTATAAAATTAAGTCTTGATAAATCCCATTCGCCAAAAGGAAAAGGCAACGAATTTCTAATTCGTAGACTATAGGTTCGAATCCTATATGGGATGTTTGAGATACATACAGCAATCTTTTTTCTTAATTTTTTATGATGCGAAAAAGGTGTCGGGTTCGAATCCCACTGCGTTTTAGGGAGCGTATGGTGTAACGGTAGCATTCAAAAAGAAGTATCTCGTAATTATCCCTATATCTTAGCTGGCGGTAGGTCGGAATCTAACTGAGCCTCATAAGCTTGGTGAACGAGGTTCAACTCCTCGGCGTAGCAACTTAAAACTGAAACGGGTCAGGTCTCGTCGCCCGACTTGTGTGCATGAGGAAAGTGAGGCGAGTTTGCTGAAAAGCTGTAAAATCCTTCGTGCTTAAAGTGTTACTGAAAAATGTATCCGCCAAGTCTTTAGTTTAGAAAGAAACCCAAGTAGGAGAACCGCATATACAAATAAAGTCTGTGCGGCTGGGTGAGACTATCCTTTTTCTATATACGAAAGCATATAGAAACAAAAGAATTTTCAAATAGCTTCTTTTACTTCTAGTTTTCTTGACGTCAGAAAATTGTTTTTCTTGCTATTTGTTATTTTTAAATTATCTCATTAGTGTAATGGACAACACACGATGCTACGGACATCGAGCTAGGGGTTCGATTCCCTTATGAGATGTTAATTGATTTTTAAAGGTTTCTACTGCATTAAACGAAAGGGTAGTGTAATAAAAACGTAAGAATTGTCCCTTTAATAAATTAAAAAGGAGTTTTGATTATGAAACTTACAAAAATTACACAAGTAAAAGAGTTCTTAGCTGTAGCTGATAGTTGTGAAGGAGATGTATGGTTAGTATCGCTTCAAGGTGATAAATATAATCTTAAATCAACTCTTACACAGTATGTAGCTATGGGTGCCTTACTCGGAGAAAAAGGCGATGAACTTGAATTGTTCTGTGATTTACCCGCAGATGAACAAAAGTTTTTGAAGTGGTTTAATGAAAACCCTGAAGTTCTTCATCCTTAATGAAGAACTTCACAAAAAGATTTAGGGAGTTACGCTAGTGGTTAAACTTTCGGTCTGATATGCCGAACTCCTGGGTTCGAATCCCAGACTCCCCATTTAAAAACCAAAAGTAATAAAGGAGAAGATTATAATGAATATTGTTCAATCTGGTTCACGCTTACAGGTTTATGGTGAAGATGTTCAGACATTTAAAGAAATTCCAGTAGGCTCTTATGATGTTTGTTTTAATAAGATGACTGGTTTCTATTTAAGTACCCGCAATGACCTGGAAGCAAATGAAGATAAGATTTATGGTAATCATCTTGAAAAAGTTCACAAAGTATTAACCTCTTTTGGTCTCTCACAACGAAATTTTGGTGTTATGCTTAGTGGACAAAAAGGAATTGGTAAATCATTATTTGCGCGAATCCTTGCGGAAGAGAGTATTAAAGCTGGACTTCCAGTAATTACAGTCACTATTGCAATTCCAGGAATTGCTGATTTCCTTGCTTCTATTGAGCAGGAAGTTGTAGTTATCTTTGATGAATTTGAAAAAGTTTTTGCAGGCGGCGATGATTATGACCCGCAAACAGAATTACTTTCACTTTTTGATGGAACTGATGGTGGTAAAAAGCTTTTTGTAATTACTTGTAATGAAGTTAATAAGTTAAGTGATTTTCTTGTTAACAGACCAGGACGTTTTCATTATCACTTTACTATTAAGAATCCAACTCCGGATGAAGTTAAAGAATATATGATTGATAAACTGAATCCGCAGTATTATGAAGTCATTGATAAAGTTGTCAGTCTCGCGCAGGCAATTAATATTACATATGATTACTTACGAGCAATAGCTTTTGAGATTAATCAGGGCTATTCAATCGAAGAAACTTTAAATGATTTAAACATTGTAAAAACAGATACAATTCGTTTCGATGCTTACTTTACTTTCTCTAATGGACTTGTTTATACAGCTTTTTCTAAAGAGCTTGATTTGTTCAACCATGAGGAAGTTAGTTGGAGACTTTATGGTACTCCTAGTGGAAGAGGTAATCGTGATGGTGCTTTTTCTCCTGCGGTTAATATTTGGTTTAAACCATCAGACATTGAAATGAAAGATGGTCGTTTGATTCTTTCACCTGAAAATGTAGCTTTTCGTTTTGATACAGATTACTACGATGATGATGATGAAAGAATTAAGGTACAGCTTGATAAATTTAGAAATGCTACTATTGAAAGAGTAGTATTTCAGAAAATTGACACATCTCTTGATAGATTTGTTGTCTAATAAATAAAATAATAAGACCCGCTCTGCAAATTAAATTGTAGATGAAAATGGTATCAGTTACATAGACTGAAACAATCACTCGTTTGAAAGTTAAATTTGTAATGCAGTAAACAAGGATTTAACTTGAGAGTTCATATTGGTTAGACTGTCGGGTCTTGAATTTTTCTCTTTTTCTTTTCTATTTTTATAAACGTGGTAATAAAGGCTCATACAGCAATTTTAACTTAACAGTTAATATCATCGGTTCGAGTCCGATACAACGAGAGAGCTTCGTAGTTTGCTTAGATGGTAAAGCATAATTGTGTTTTGAGCCTTGTATGCGGGTAGGTATGCAAGTGGTTAAAGTAGGGGGTCTGTAAAACCCTTGACTTAGGTCTTCGTGAGTTCGAATCTCACCCTGCCCATTAAAAAGGTCTTGCGATTAAGTTACAGTAGAAGGATTGGCACCGATGGTAGGTGGGAATTATAAGTGTAAGGCAACGAAAGTTAGCGTTTGCAAAGTAGGCTGTCCCTTCATCAATACTTGGTTGCAAGACTTTTTATTTAATAAAAAATCTTGATTCTGGCTGGGCGGCGAACGCCTGCAAGTGTCCGCAAACCAAAATTAAAAATGCCTCTTACTATTTTTTTGGGTAAATTGACTAAAATTTAATTTTTTAGTATAATAACAAAAAAGGAGGATAAGCCTATGAATTCAGATATAGACATAAAACGGACACTTAAAAACATAACAGATTCATGCTATAAAATATTAGAATTGAATTTAGCAGATGATTCTTACAGAGTGATTAAAACTATTTCTGATGAAAATTCAGACTATTATAGTTTAACTCGCTGGGTAATGGAATATGCAATAAACGATGAAATTTATCCAGAAGATAAAATAAATTTTATTAAATTTATGAATATTTACTCACTAAAAAAGAATCTTGATAAAAATGATAAGCCACAGCGAATCTATTACCGCAGAAAAATAAATTCTGAATGGACATGGGTTTGTCTTGAAATAACAAAAGATTATGAATATTCTCCAGAAAATCCTATTGCTTTTCTTGTTTTAAGAGATGTAGATGATGATTATATAAGGAATATGCTCAAACTTAAAGATAAAGAAACTAAAAATGAATATGATGTAGAAACAAAATTTCAAAATTCATTAAAATATAAAATGAAAATAAATTCATTAATTAAAGATTTTTCTTGTTCTATTGGATTAATTTCAATAGATATTAAAGATTTAATTTAAGGAAATAAAGAAAATTATAATGAATTTATTAGAGTACTAAGATTATTATTTAAGTTTGAACAAATTTATCGAACTGAAAAATCTAAATTTTTTATAATAATAGAAGATATAGACAGTGAAGAATTTCAACTTAAATTATTACAAACATATGGTCTCTTTTTTGGAAGTAAGCTAAGAGATTATATTAAAATAACTTCTAGCTGGACTGACGAAGAAGAAAAGGGAATAACTGATATTTTAAGAATAATTGAAAATAAAACATATCGAATTAACGCAGAAAAAGAAAATGTTTATTGATTTTTAAATAAAAAAATTATATAATATATATATAAATTAAAGATAAGGAGAAGAAAATATGAGTTTTCCAAAAAGTAAGTATAAGATTTTTAGAAGTAAGGATAATAAGGTAATTGCGGTTTCTACCTATGCAGGAAAAACTGTTAAAGGCGTGTCGAAATGTGATCCAAGGGATTCTTTTGACCAGACATTTGGTGAGGACCTAGCTATTGCTCGTTGTTCCCATAAGATTGCAAAGAAAAGAGCCAAAAGAGCAAAAGTAGAGCAGGCAAAAGCTATAAAAGCAGTAGATACAGCAATGAGAAAAGTAATGAAGATGAATAAGTATGTTACAGATGCGGAAAAAGAAGTACGTATAACCGCAGATGCTATTGATGATATTATGAAAAATGCATAAATAAAGGGGAAGAAATTCCCCATTCGGCGGGGTCGCATAGCCTGGTTGAGTGCAGAGGTCTTGAAAACCTCCGACCGCGATGAGCGGTCCGTGGGTTCGAATCCCACCCCCGCCGCTAAAGATACATACAGCAAATTATACAAGTTGTCAAGCGGTTAAGACATTAGACTGAAAATCTGAGAGCATGGGTTCAAATCCCATCTTGTGTTAAATGTATCTTGTATATGGAGCGTTGGCAGAGTTGGCTAATTGCACTCGATTGCTAATCGAGTGTCGCCTCAAGCGGCACAGAGGTTCGAATCCTCTACGCTCCGTTTGATTTTTAAAATTAAATATGTTATACTTTATATAAGTAAAGACTCATAGACAGCAGAATTTTACTAATATATTACTTTTACAATTTTTAACTTCTCTTTTCTTTTGGTTTTTATTATAAATATTCCTGACATGAGTCTTGTATTTGCGGGTATGGTGTAGCTGGCAACATACGTGCCTTCCAAGCATGAGTCACGGGTTCAAATTCCGTTACCCGCTCTAAGAGCCATACAGCAAATTATTTTAATTCTTATTGAATTATATAATAGGCAAGTATAAAGCAAATTATACTCATTAAAAGTTTTATTTACTAATTTTTTAATCTAGGCTCTTGTAAATATAGATTATTTTTGCAGTAAATAATAAACATAAAGCTCCTTTTCAATTAATTTTGATTAAGGAGCTTTTTTATTTTTTGATTTTTTGTTAAAAATATTATATAATATTTATGTAATAAAAATTTAACAATTAAGAAAGGACAAGGTGATATTTATGTAATACTTTTGTAACAAAAAGGAGGTATTATATGAGTCATTCTTGGAAGGAATATCCAAAAGTAATTCAAGAAAAGAAAGATTGTCGTTATCTCAACCGGCGACTGAGACACGATAAGCTTGCCGAGTTTTCTAAAGGAGGCTCATACCGTAAGATGCCAAATGGCGGATATGGTTGGTCCTATAGGTGGACTCGAGAACAAGCCATTCACAAGTATCAGTATGAATGCAGTGATTGGATAAAGAGAACTTTCCCTACATTGGAACTTTGGCTAGATTATTGGGAAAAATGTACTATTAGAAAATAGTTTCTCTAACTTGTTCTTATATAGGTTTTGACAAAAACATTAAAAAGAAAGGGTAAAAGAAACATGAAAAGAAAGATTATAAGTTTATTATTAATGGGAGGTCTTATGTTATCTCCATTAACAGTTTATGCAGCTCAACCAGGAGATATGATTGTTTCCTATTGTGAGAGTTATGTAGCAATGCGCGCAGAGCCTTCTACAGATGCACAGGTAATTGGACGCTTAGCTAATTTTAGTGCGGCGACAGTTATAGGGGCGCAGGATGGCTGGTATCAGGTCACTTCAGGCGGATTAACAGGTTGGGTATCTTGTGATTATTTCCTTGAAGGAGATGAAGCTATTGCAGCCGCAGATTCAGTCGCTTATCAAATAGCTGTACCAAATGTAGAAGCTGTTAATGTAAGAAGTAACATGGATGAAAATTCAAATATAGTAGGAGTTGGTAATTCTGCTAATCAATTAATTGTTACAAATTATGATGGTGGAGCTTGGGTAGCAGTTAATACTGCTGATGGTGGTTCTGGTTATGTAAATGCTGATTATGTCACTTTACAAAATGTATATCCAGAAGCAACGGCAGAACCTATTCCAGCCCCAACAACAACGGCAGTAGAAGAAACTACATCAGATTATACTGAAAACGAAGATGAAAATGAAAGTATAGGTTATGCCGATACTGATACTGAAACACCAGTAGAACAGAAAGCTCCGCAGGAGGAATATACAGGGGATACTTCATCTAATGGAGAATATCTTGGAACATATACCTTAACAGCTTATTGCGGTTGTGAGGCATGTAATGGCGGAAATGCTGGAATCACGGCAATGGGAGTTGAGCCTAGCGAAGGATGGACAGTAGCTTGTAATTCATTACCTCTTGGAACTCAAATTTCTATTAATGGAAATACTTATGAAGTTCAAGATACTGGTAACATGGATGATGGAACTATTGACATTTTTATGAACTCACATGATGAAGCATTAAATTTTGGAGTTCAGAGTGCTGATGTTTATGTAATAAGTTATGGTTCTGGAGAAACCGTAGCTACTCAGAGTGAAAGTGAAACCGCAGAAGCTGTAGATACTAGCTATGATGAGTCAGAAACTCAAGTAGATATAGGTGATGGTTATATCTATGATACTGAATCAGATACAGTAACAGATACTAATACTGGTGAAGTTTATAGTGGAGATACAGACATTGTAAATTATGCCCGTCAATTTGTTGGTAAAACTCCATATGCTTGGGGAGGTAATTCATATGAAACTGGTATGGATTGTAGCCATTTTGTATGGAATGTATTAAAAGATACTGGTGCATATGACGGTGATTATGTAACTTCTGATGGTTTTCTTAATCTAGGAGAGCCTGTAGATGGACTTGAAAATGCACAAGCTGGTGATGTAATTGTTTATAATGGTCATGTAGCTATTTATGATGGTGAGGGTGGCATTATTGAAGCTAAAGGTGCAGCATATGGAACTACAAATGACCGCGCCGCAGATTCAAGTGAAATTCTTGGAATTAGACGAATTAATTAAGGAGAATAAATTATATGAAAACTATGAGAGAATATGCTTATGAATATGAAATGAAACATAAAAATAAAGGTATGGTAATTGCTTTAGAAGACTATAGATTTTTATTTGTAGAAAAGCCAGATAAAAATGGTAAATCAAATTCATATTGGGTAATGCTCTCTTGGTTTTTAGATTTGTAAAAATTTTTAAAGGGAGATTAATTTCTCCCTTTGATTTTTTGTAAAAAATAATATATAATATATATACAAAGTTAAAGAAAAGAAAAAAATATGACCCGGTAGGCTAGTGGTAAACCTGGAGTCTGCAACACTCTTATCCTGAGTCCGATTCTCAGCTGGGTCTTTGATTTTTATAAAAAATTATTTTATAATAATTAAAGAAAAAATAAAAAATATTCTCTTGTCCAAGAGAAGTCTAAGAGAAAAAGGAGAAAATTATATGAGTAAATTTATGGAAGCAATGAAAAATTCTACTAACTTTACACTTACTGAGAATGGTGCATCCACACATAAAACAACCAGAAGTGATTTGCTGGATATGTTTGCAATGGGCGCAGCAATGCGTAATCGCTCAGATGAGGATGTTATTCTTATGTGGCGTAAAGCATTTGCAGAGAATCCACGTTATGCTTTGAAGTGTCTGTTTTATATCAGAGATGTGCGTGGTGGTCAGGGTGAACGTAGATTTTTCAGAGTATGTATGAAAGACCTTGCAACTCATGATATAGAAGCAGCTCGTCGTAACCTTGTTTATGTCAGTGAATATGGTAGATGGGATGATTTATATACTTTCATAGGAACGCCACTTGAGAGTGATGCTTTACAGGTAATCAAAGACCAGCTTGAGCTGGATGTTGTTTGTAAAACTCCATCCTTACTTGCAAAATGGCTGAAATCTGAGAATACTTCTTCTGCTGAATCCCGCAGACTGGGTAATATTACTCGTCAGTTCCTTGGTATGACTCATAAGCAGTACAGAAAAACTCTTGCTGTACTGAGAACTCGTATTAATGTGCTTGAGAAGCTTATGAGCGAGAATAGATGGGATGAAATTGAGTTTGATAAAATTCCGTCTAAGGCTGGCTTAAAGTATAAAAATGCCTTTGCCCGCAGAGACATTGAGCGTGTTAAAGCCGGAGTACAGACTTATGAGCAGTTTGCAAAAGATGAAACAAAAACTGTAAATGCAGGTACATTATATCCATATGAAGTAGTTGATAAAGCTACTAAAGTTTGGACACGTAGAGGTTGGTATGATTATATTCTGCCTCCAATGGATGATACCAATAGACTTATGGTAAATAAGTATTGGGATAATCTTACAGATTATTTCAATGGAGCTACATTTAATGGTATTGCGGTTGTTGATACTTCTGGTTCTATGACTGGAAATTCTGCATCTTGCCCAATTAATGTTGCTATCTCTCTTGGTATGTATTGCGCAGAGAGGGCAAAAGGTCCATTCGCTGGACATTATATTTCTTTTGCTTCCAGACCACAGCTTATTGCGGTTGAGGGTGTAGATTTCTGTGACAAAGTTAAAAGAATTTATCAGACTAACCTGTGTGATAATACTAATATTGAAGCAGTTTTTGATCTGATTCTTGATAATGCAATTAGTTATCATATGTCCCAGGATGACCTGCCACAGAATGTTATCATTATCAGCGATATGGAATTTGATACCGCCTGTGGGTTCGGTTATTGGGGAAGTAACCGAGGTAAAGATAAACAGACGCTGATGGAAGGTATTGAAAAGAAATTTGAAGCCGCTGGTTATAAACTTCCACACCTTATCTTCTGGAATGTTGATGCTAGACAGAATAATATTCCAATGCTTGGCAATGGTCCAATTTCTTATGTTTCTGGAATGAGTCCTGCCATCTTTGAAACTATTATGTCTGGTAAAACAGGTTACGAATTAATGATGGCTAAACTTGATAGCCCTAGGTATTCTGTTATTAGTTAAGATATAATTTTTGGGCAAAGCACGATATCGTGTTTTGCCTTATAATATAATAATATTAAAGATTTGCAAGGGCAAATTTAATAAAAAAGATTTGCCCCAGTTTTAAATATAATGAAAATAAAAGAAAGGTGGTATATTAAGTTATGCTTAGTATTACAAGTTTTTATTCAAACATTGAAGGAACAATTTCTATTGATGATGATGTAATTGCTAATATTTCTGCAAACATGAGTACAGATGGAAATGTTAGTATTTCTAAAACAATCATTGATAAAGACAAATATCAGGCAAACCTTGAATCATGTATCGCAGATACTAAAGAATTTGAGGAGAAAGTTCTTGCTAAAGCAATTAAAGCCTAAGTATATTTTATAAGCCCTAGTGATTTTTGTCACTAGGGCTTTTTTTAATATAATTCAATAGGAGGTAAATATATGATAGGAATTATATCTCAAAATGGAAATACTCAGTATGGTATTTCTGATTTTGTTGTAGATAATGTTAAAGATTTAGATGAGTTAACCAGTAGAAATCTTAAAATGGGCTCAACCGCTTTTTGTATTAGTAATAATTCTAAATATATCCTTAATGGTGAAAATAAATGGAAAATTCAAAATTCTAATTCTGGAGCAGTTTCTTCAGAAGATATAGCTCAAGCAGTTCAAGATTATTTTGCCGCAAATCCAGAAGCTATAGTAACAGATGAAGAATTAAAAACTCAATTAGAAGCCTATACAGAAACATCTAAATTAGCAGATTGGATTAAAAAAAATATTACTATTCCAGAAGCATATGATGATTCTAAATTAGTAAAGAAAATTAATAGTATGACTTCATATAATAAAGATACTATGGAAAATGATTTAAAAGCAGATAACTTAATTCAATCTAATATGTCTCCATATTTTGATGAAAAGATGGGAATTTTCTTCGCAGTTGGACATCCAGTAGTAGTTGAAAAAGATAATTCAGCAGAGAAAGCTATAAAAATCAAATGGACTGGTGGAGAAAAAGTATTTTCAGACGGTTCTAAAATTCATGTTTGCGGTGGAGGTAATTCTATTGCTGTTCCATTACATTTCCCGCATACTAAAATTACAGTAAATAGTGGATTTGTAGCTAATATTATTGGCGGTAATGAGGCTGGTGGAATAGTAGATACAGCAGAAGTTATTATTAATGGCGGTACAATTAAAAATGTTAATGGTGCAAGCTCTGCTTGGTCTGATTATTACCAAAAAATGTTTCCAAATACTGTATATAATGTTAAACTAATTATTAATGATGGTATAGTTCAATCATGTTTATATGGTGGTGGAATTGGTGCAGATTCTAACGTTGAAACAAATGTAGAATTAACTATTAATGATGGAGTATTCTACTATGTTACTGTTGGAGGTTCTAATGGTAATACAAATGCGGGTACGTTAAATGTTAATGGTGGTAATATACAAATCTTACAATCAACTAACAGAGGTTCTGTTGGAGACGTAGTCTATAATATTGCGGGTGGAACTATTGAAAAAGCTTATCTTGGCGGCGAAGCTGCATCTGATGTAAGTGGTACTCTTAATTCTATTAAATGTAATATTACTAAGGGTACTATTACTAATTTATATTTTGGAACTGATGGCTCTACAGCTAAAGATACAAAGCATGAATATGTTGAGAAAAAATTAGATGCTTCTAAAGTGTCTGGAACTTATGTAGATAATGTAATTAAAACCGCAGAAGATGGTGTATTAAAGGCTTTAACTAAAAAATAATATATTTGGGGAGAATTCTTTATAGAGTCTCCCCTTATTTTTATTTCATTGATTTTTTTAAATTTTTATAATATAATAAATATATAAATTAAAGAAAGCAAAAAGAAAGGGAAAAAATCAATGGAAAGTTCAATTCAGAAAGATTTAGTATTAAGTATCAATGAATATAGTTATGTCCTTGATGAGACAAAAGGTCATGTATCTTGTCTTGTCGGACCGACAAAAATGTCACTGTCTCAGTCAGATAAGTTAGTAAGATTTAATCCAAAAACAAAAAGTTTTGAGCCTTGTGGATATTCAGAAGCAAAATCTTTATTTACAACAGCACCAGAAAACTGGTATGTTATTTTAAAGAATCCAGTAGCAGGAAACAAACATCCGCAGACTGGTACATCAAATACTTTACCGGATAATATTCATATCGGTGAAAAAATTAATGTGCGGGGTCCAGTAAGTTTCGCTCTTTACCCAGGACAGATGGCGAAAGTAGTTAAAGGTCATGCGCTTCGTTCTAATCAGTACCTTTTGGCAAGAGTTTATGAAGCAGATGCCGCAAATTCTAATCAGGGTGAAGTTATTGATTCTGAAGGTAATAAAATTGCTGGTACAACTACAAATTATGTAAATGGTCAGCTTTTGGTGATTAAAGGAACTGAAATTTCATTTTATATTCCACCAACAGGTATTGAGGTAATTCCTGTAAATAATCATGGTGATTATGTACGTGAGGCAGTTACTCTTGAACGCCTTGAATATTGTATTCTTAAAGATGAAAATGGAAACAAACGTTATGTTCATGGTCCAGAGGTAGTTTTCCCAGAACCAACAGAACAGTTTGTTACATCTCCAAAAGGTGGTTATATTTTTAAAGCTATTGAGCTGAGTAAAATTAGCGGTGTTTATGTAAAAGTAATTGCTGAGTATAAAGATGAAGATGGTACAGTACATCCAGTAGGTGAAGAGTTGTTTATTACTGGCGACCAGCAGATGATTTATTACCCACGTCCAGAGCATGCAATTATTTCTTATGATAATAAAATTATGCATCATGCTATTGCAATTCCTGCGGGTGAAGGACGTTATGTAATGAATCGTCTTACAGGTGAAATCACTACAGTTAAAGGTCCAGCTATGTTTCTACCAGACCCACGTACACAGGTTATTGTTAAACGTAAGCTTACCGAAAAAGAATGTAATCTTTTATATCCAGGCAATATTGAGGCTCTTAAATATAATGTTGGTTTATCAGAAAAATCAGTTGAGAAGAGCTTGCGTACTGCCGCAAATATGGACAATTTAGCATATTGTTGTTCAACTTCAAGTGCTATTGATTCTAATTACAGCAGCTTAGCCTCTCTTGAGGCAAAAGCAAGTATTTCCAGAGGAACCTCTTATACAAAACCGAGAACAATTACTCTTGACAATAAGTTTGATGGTGTTGTTTCAGTTGACGTATGGACTGGATATGCGGTTAATGTAGTATCTAAGAATGGAACTCGTAAAGTAATTTGCGGTCCTAGTACAATCCTTTTGGATTATGATCAGACACTTGCAGAACTTCAGATGAGTACTGGAAAACCAAAAACAACAGACCATCTGTTGAGTACAGTATTCTTGAGACATGAGAATAATAAAATTTCTGATATTGTTAATATCGAAACTTCTGACTTTGTAAGAGCATCTGTAAAGATTTCTTATTGTGTAAATTTTGATGTTGCAATGAAAGATAAATGGTTTAGCGTTGAAAATTATGTTAAATATCTTTGTGATAAAGAGCGTTCTCTTATTAAAAGAGAAGCTAAGAAATATACTATTGAAGAGTTCTGGAAAAATTACTCTGATATTGTAAGAAATGTAGCGATTGCAGCTCCAAAAGAAGATGAAGATAAAGACATCAGTGCTAAAGAGAAAGCTAAACCTTGGAGAGGTAGAGAGTTTGCAGAAAATGGAATGTATGTATATGATGCAGAAATTCTTTCTATTTCTGTTGAAGATGACATTGCTGAACTGTTAAATGAATCTCAGTATGATAATATCAGACAGGCTCTTGAACTTGCCGATATTGAAAAACGTGCGGAAATCGCTAAGAGAAAACTTGAAGCTGAATCTGAAGAGCAGCAGATTAGAGCTGAAAAAGATGCTTTGAAACAGAAACTTGATAAAGAGCGCGCTCTTAATCAGTTGGCAGCTCAGGCAGAAGTAAACCGTAAAGCTGAAGCGGAGAAAGCTGCAGCTAGACAGGCAGAACTTGATTTGCAGGAAGTTTTAAATACTATTAATGATGAAAAGATTAAAAGAGATAAAGCTGAAGAGGATATGAAAGCCGCAGTAGAAGCTAAGAAAATTGAATTAGAGCAGGCTCGTCAGGAAGCTTATGCTAAGGCAATTGTAGATGTATTAAGTGCAATTCAGCCAGGTCTTATTGAATCTATGAATTCACAGTCTAATGCAGAGTTGATGCGTAGCGTTGCAGAGGGATTCGCTCCATATGCTATTGCTCGTCATGAAAGCGTTTCTGAGGTCGTTGATAGAATGGTTCGTGGGACTACTCTTGAAGGTGTTCTTGAAAAAGCAAAAACTGCTTTAGAAAATAAATAAACAATATTTTGGGTAGAAGAATTTAATTCTTCTACCTTTTTTGATTTTTTAATTCAAATATTATATAATTTAATTGTAATTTTTAAAAGGAGAAAAAGAATGGAATATAATTTTAAGCTAATAAAAATATTTAATTTATCAGTTAAATATTATTCTAAAAAGAAAATTAATCATGCAACAAGAGTTGCTGAATATGCAGCTATAAGAGCTGAAGAAAATCGTTTAGATTCTACTAGAGCTTATATAATAGGATTGGCACATGATTTATTGGAAGATACAGAGTGTCCAGAAGAAGAATTAATTGCGGCTATAGGAGAAACTAATTATGATTCAGTTGTCTTATTAACAAAAAATAATGACCAAGAATATGAAGACTATATTCGTAATATAGTAGAATCTAATGATAGCTATGCTTTCATTGTAAAACAAGCAGATATGAAAGACCATATGACTTTTTCTAATAGTTTAACTGAAAAATTATTAAATAAATATGCCCCCGTATTACATTATTTTTTATAAAAAAATAAAGAGAAAGTATTAAATACTTTCTCTTTATTGATTTTTTACAATAATTATAATATAATATTTTTATAATAAAAAGAAAAGGTGATAAAAATGATTAAGAAAATTTTAATTAGTTCTTTAGTAGGAATTACTATTTTTACTATTCCAGTAGAAGCAAAAACATTTCAAGAAAGTCATAGTTGTGATTGGGGAATTGAGGATGCAGAATATTTACTTAAATTAGGTGAATATTTGGGAGGCGACAAATATGACCAATGCTATAACATGATTGTTTGTTTAAACAACGTTTGGGAAAATAAAAAGAGTATTCCAGAAACTGCAAAAGAGGTATATGAAGATATTGATAAAATTGAATTTTCTCAAACCTCATTAGATGCTTTAGAACTTATTCACAATAATTATGACCCAACCGCAGGAGATTTAGGATATGAATATTATTAACGAAAGAATTATGGCACATAAAGAAAAACTTATTTCTGAGGGGATCGATGAAAAACATATCTTAGGTATTTTTCTCTATGGTTCTCAGAATTACCAGTGTGACCTTAAAAATTCAGATATTGATACAAAAGCTATTTATGTTCCATCGAAAGAAGAAGCTATCTTTGATGAACCAAGAATTAGAGAATATAAACTACCAAATGGTGAACACTGTGAGCTTATGGATGTTCGTCATTTTGTTAATAATCTTAAAAAACAAAATATTAACTTTGTAGAAGTGTTATATACTAACTACTACTGGCTTAATCCAGTTTATGATGTTGCTTGGATTAACAGATTTCTTAAATATAGAAATTTAATTTCTCATTATGATATGAGAAGATGTATTTCTAGTATTAGCGGGCAGGCAAAGCATACATTGTCTCAAAACCCTTATAATGGTAAAAAGGTTGGGAATGGTCTCAGACTTATGTATTTTTTAAGTCACTATGCTGAAGGTGAACCTTATGAAAAATGTCTCATTCCCAATGAGACTACAAGAAATGTAATTAAATATATGAAGAGCCAAGATGTATTAGATTCAAGAACAACCGCAGATGATTTTACTAATTATTTTTACTTCTGGGAACCAATTATGCTAAATAAAGTTGATAAAATCCAGAAAGAAGAATATGGAGATGTACAGGAAACACTAGATAGAAACTTTAGAGATGCAATTATGTTTCTTATTGAAATTTATGGCTTTTTATCTGCCATAGAAGAATAGGAGTACAAATATAATGAGTAAAATATGGATTACTGGAGATTTGCATGGGCAATTTCAGCCCGTGCGGGATTTTTGCGAGTCTGGTAGAATTAACCCCGCAGAAACTAATTATTTAATTATACTTGGAGATTTTGGTGGTAATTATTTTTTTAATTATCGTGATGATTCTTTTAAAGAAAAACTCCGCAAATATAGTAATAAGTATAATATAACATACTTTGTAATAAGAGGAAATCATGAAGAACGTCCTTATAATTGCGCGGCAAAAAATCCAGATGATTGGCATTTAGACATCTTTTGGAATAATCTTATTTGGTTTGAAAAAAAATATCCTTTTATTAAATATGCTTTCGATGAACCAACTCTTTATGATATTGAAGGCAAAAAGACTCTTGTATTTCCGGGAGCTTATTCACCAGATAAAAACTATCGACTAGCTAATGGCTACTCTTGGTTTCCAGAAGAACAAATGACTGATGATGAAATGGGTATTGGTTTGCGGCTTTTAAAAGAAAACCCTAAATGTGATTATATTTTTTCACATACCTGTCCAAGAATGTTTGAACCTTATATATGCGATTTATTTTTGCCGCAAGTAAATCAAAGAAATATAGATAAAACAACTGAAAGATACCTTAATAATATTGTTGATATGTGCAAATATAAAAGATATTATTTTGGACATTTCCATGATAATAGAAATATTTCACCATATCGAGCAACAATGTTATTCCATGATGTAATAGAGTTAGGAGATAAGATATGTATGTAGATACTTTGTGTAGACAAATTTCAGTTTGTAGATGGAAGGATTCTGGTGGCGGTGTAGATTCTAAGCTATTAACTATTGCAGAATCTGATCTTAGAGAACGTTTAGCTATATTAAGCGATAAGTATACTATTGTTGACATTAAAGTTAATCATTTTACCGTAGAAAATCATAATAATGGTGGTTGTAATGAAGTTTGGGTACAATATACAATTCTTTATAAATAAAGGAGAGAAAATATTATGAGTTGTAAGAGTAATAGCACTTATTCAGAAAAAAATTATAAAGTTCCAAAAGAAGTTCTTTTAAATCTTTTAAGTGCAAGGTTAGAATTAAGTCAGCTTGAACGTAGCGGAGTAGATAATTGGACTTGGTATGGAGAAGGTTATCAAGAATTTATGAAAGAGGAAGCATTAGGCTATGTCTCTGAAGAAGAAATGCCAGAAGACCCTGATGCAGAATATGTAGCAGAACTTATGCTTGAAGATTTTGAGGAGATTTAAAATGGAAAGACTTTCATATCAAAACGATAAAATAATATTTTGTAAATTAGCAAATTGTTTTATAGCAGCTTGTAATGAATATGCTAAACTTCATAAATTAGACAGAGAAAATATGGCTGCTGCAATAATGGCTAATGGTATTGTAGATACAATGGCTTTTATTACACAAACAGATAAAATCGCAAAATATATTCGTGATTTTGCAGAAAATGGTAAACTTATAATTTATGAAGTCCCAAGTTTAGATACAGAAATTGTTGATGCAAAAATACAAGTTATGTATTCTGTTGAAGATATATTTGATTATTTCTATCTTCATCATTGATTTTTTATAATAAAAATTATATAATAATTATAGAAAATTAAGAAAAGGAAAATATTAATGATTAATTTTAAAATCTTTTATTCAGATAAAAATCCACAAGAAGTGGAGATTCTTTTTGATAAGAATTTACAGAAATATCGTTATGTAAATCTCACTAAAGGGCATATTTGTAAATGTACTTTTGCATCAGAATTAGATGCCATTAAAGATTTACGAAAATACCCTAATATTACGGGGATTCTTTCAACAGCTTCTTCAAAAAAGAGTGTTGAAGATTTTATTATTACCTTTGAAGGAAAATTATAAAATATTAAGAAAGGGGAAAATAAAAATGAGTCGAATGACTAGACCAAAAGATAACTGGGAATGTCGAATTGATGAATGCGGAGCGGAAGAATGGATGAGTGACATTTATGGACATTATCCAAGAGCAGATGATATTTGTAGTATTTGTCCTTTTTTTGAACATATTAAACGATTAGCTGAATATGAAGATTTAGTAGAAAAAGTAAAAAGAAAAGAGGAGGTAACATTAGATGACTTTCGAGAAGTTGATGAAAGATTTGACTGATAGTATGAAGCAGCAAAATCGAGTTAAGAAAGCCGTAATCGCGGATATTGTAACTTGTACAAAAAATATGGCAATCGAGAAAAAATGTAAAGACAATATTACAGAAGAAATTGTTGATGCTGCTATCTTAAAATGTAAAAAAACCTGCCAAGAACAGATTGATACATGTCCAGCAAATCGTACAGATTTACTTAATATTTATAAAGAAAATATGAAATATATTGATGAAATTGCACCAAAACAGATGTCTGAGGATGAAGTAAGACACTTTGTAGAATCTGAACTTATTGAACTTACACAAGTGGTTACAGAGCCAATTAATCCAAAGATGAAAGGTATGGTTATGAAAAACATTATGCCAAAACTTAAAGGTAAAGCAGACGGTAAACTTATCAATAAAGTTGTAATGGAGTTGTTAAATGGGTAGAATTAAATATTATTGGGATGGAGACCGCAAAGGTAGAGCAGAGGCAGCTCAAAAAAGAACTTCAAATATGGCACATAAATATAAAGAAGATATTGCCTATGCAAGAAAAAATAGTCGTATTTATACTGAAAACATTCGCGTTCCATATCCTTTATATCGTGAGAATATGCCAATATATTTATGGGATATTGGAAGCGTTGAAGCAATTTTTAAAGCAAGAAAAACTTTTGGTAATGGAACGATTTGTGTTTTAAACTTTGCTTCATATAAAAATCCTGGTGGTGGTTTCTTACAAGGATCAAGAGCTCAGGAAGAGTGTTTATGTCACAGTTCTTATCTTTATAATGTGTTAAGAGAATTTGATTATTATTATGATTGGAATAACAAACATCTTAATAAGGCAATGTATGAAAATAGGGCAATTTTTTCTCCACATATTATGTTTGAGCAAGATGGGGATAAAGATTTTTGTAGTGTAATTACTTGCGCTGCACCGAATCTTACACCAAGCAAAAAATATGGATATGGAATTACTGCGGAAGAAAATTCCAAAATTTTGGAAAGCCGCATTAAATTTGTTCTTGATATTGCCGCAAGAGAACAAGTAGATACACTTATTCTTGGTGCTTTTGGATGCGGAGTATTTGGTCAGGACGCTACTGAGGTAATTACTCTTTTCAATAAGTATCTTGCTAATGAGAGAAAAAATTTTAAACAGGTAATATATGCAATTCCAAATTCAATGCATGGAGATAACTACCAAAAGGCGGTAAAAGTATTTAAGGAATTAGAAAAGAAAAAAGAAAAGGCGGAGTAACTTATGAATTTTTTTATTGACTTTGAAGCAGCGCAGTTTACAAATGAAATTATCTCTATTGGATGTATTAATGAAAATGGAGATACATTCTATTCTTTAGTAAAACCAGAAGGAAAAATCACTAAATTTATTACTGATTTAACAGGTATTACAAATGAAATGCTTGTAGATGCAGCTTTACCAAATGAAGTATTTTCTGATTTATTTGATTGGTGTATGGGAAAATCTCCAAATGAGCAGAATGTATTTTATTGTTATGGTAATACTGATGTGCAGTTTCTCAAAGCCAATATTAAAAGGTCTACAAATTTTAAAGCAGGGGCAATGTTAAGTTATATTAAATCCAGTCTAACCGATTATGCACCAAAAGTAAAAGTGCATTATGGTTTAATTAAACCAATTAATCTTGGGAAAATTGCTAATTATATTCGTGGAAATGAAATTGAGCAAAATCATAATGCACTTGATGATGCTTGTCTTTTGAAATATGTTTTTGAAAAAGTTGAGTCATCTCCCATTGATGATACTTGTGCTGAACTGGCAGAGTATAGAATTGAAGGCACTATTGAAGAAGGACCAGTTGAAACCTATATAGACATGAAAAAAGACCCTCATAAAGTATTTATTGGCAAAGATAAGAGAGGTAAAAAGATTTATAAAGGTTTTAATTCTCTTGATGATGCTGCTGAATATCTTATTACCCATGAAATGAATCATGGTAAAAATAAAATTACTATTACAGAAGCAACGCATGGTAGAATTATGAATAAGATTCGTAATGCTGCCGCACAGAAAAAGAAATATTGTGATAAATATTGGTATATTACATCTAAATAAAAAGAAAAGGAGAAGATATATATGTCTGAACATTGTGGTTATGTAGTAAAAGTAAATGAATTAAGAAAACATCCAAACGCTGATAGATTAAACATCGCAACTTTCTTTGGAAATGATACTTGCGTTTCTTTAGATATTGTAATGGGCGAAATTGGTATCTACTTTCCAGTAGACCTTCAGTTATCTGAAGAGTTCTGTCTTGAAAATCATCTGTTAAGAAAGAAACCAGACGGTACCCCAGATACTGGATATATGGACCCGAAGAAAAGAAATGTTACTGCTGTGCGGTTAAGAGGTGAAAAATCTGATGGTTTATTCCTCCCTCTTAAATGTGTAGTTTATACAGGTATTAATCTTGATGAACTCAATATTGGTGATATTGTTACTACTCTAAATGGACATGAAATTTGTAAAAAGTATATTCCTATCCGCAAACATCACTCTGCTGATAATAAGGTAAACAAAACCCGCAAAAAGAAAGTACCAATTGCTCCGCTTTTTGTTGAACACGCAGATACAGAGCAGCTAGCTTACAATATGGGAGCTTTTAAGAATGGCGACCTTGTGGAAATTACTCTTAAAATGCATGGTACTTCTGGTAGAACCGGATATTTACCAAGACTGGTAGATATTGTTCCAACAAATGTACTTGCGGTTTTCTGTGAAATCAAAGACCGAGATAGAAAACTCAATAAATTACAGAAAGCTATGATTGCTTATTTTGATAAACATAGCAAACCTAAATATGATTGGGGTCTTGTGTCTGGAACCCGCAGAACTGTATTAGATTCTTTTGATGGCGGTTTTTATGGTTCTAATGAGTTCAGGGAAAAACATGAGAAAGTTTTTGAAGGAAAACTTCATAAAGATGAAACTGTTTATTATGAAATTGTTGGTTTTACTGATGATGGAACTCCAATCATGCCAAAAGCTAGTAACAAGAAGTTAAATAACAAAGAGTTCATCAAACAGTATGGTGAAGAAACTGTATTCTCTTATGGCTGTGACCCAGATAACAAAAAATCTGATTTATATGTTTATCGTATGACAATCACAAATGAAGATGGCGATGTAGTAGAATATACTCCAGACTTTATGCGTTATCGTTGTGAGCAGATGGGTGTTAAATGTGTTCCGCTCCTGTGGAAAGGTTTTATTCCAGAGGAAGTGAATCCAGGAGAGTATATTAAAGAAATTGCAGAGAAATACTATGACGGTCCAGACCCAGTAGGTAAAACTCATGTGCGGGAAGGTGTTGTGTGTAGAATTCTGAATCGTCCAGGATTTGCCGCATATAAACACAAAAATTATGATTTTAAATGTTTATCTGGAATTGCTGTTGCACAGGCTGAAGCTTCTGGAGAAACTGATAATGTATCTGAAGATTTGTTAAGTGAAATGTAAGGAGAAGTAATTCTCCTTACTAAAGGAGATAGAATGAAAATTATTATTACTTTACTTTTATTTGTTATTATAATAAATTTAGGTCTTCTTATGAGTTTCTTAGGAGAAAATGAAACTTTAAAAATAGAAAATAGAACTTTAAAATGTCATATATATGCTCTTGAAGTTTTAAATTCAAAATTAAGGTTTCAGAATACAATGCCACAAACCAATTTAAAAGGTAATAATACAATTCCAAAAGGCACATTAAAATTTATAAAAATAGCTTTAAAATCTACACATCCAGACAATGGCGGCAATTCTGAAGATTTTATACGCTGCAATGAAATATATAAAATTTTATCTAAGTATAAAGAGCAATAATTGATTTATTGCTCTTTATTTTGTATTATTTATAATAAAAAAGGAGAAGATAAAATATGTCAACGATTGATGCTAATAAAACTAAAAATTTATTTAAACATAGTGGAGTCTTTGTTTCTGAAAAAACTATTGAAGATTATTTATTAAATATTAAAGAATTATCTAAAAGTAAAGATAATCAAATCCAAAAGTTAAAAGAAGAAAATGCACAGCTTAAAGCGGAAAATTATAAAGATGATGAATTAGATTCTATGAAAAAACAACTTGAATCTGCAAAAGCTGATAGAGAAGTCATGAGAAAAAATATGTATAGAGGTTTTCCAATTACTGAAGAGGAAAAAGAAGCTATTTATAATTGGTCTAAAAAGCACGATGAAAAGGAACATAAAAATCCAAGAGGCTATCATGGAGCTATTGGTGGCGGTTTTGATTATGTATTTACACCAACTAGTATTGGTACTATTGGTATATGTGTTTGCGGAACTTGTCAAAAAAGAGCTTATACTGAAGCTTTCGCCAATGGTACTTTTGATAAAGAAAAATATAATAAATATATGAATGAACATGGCGGACATTTTATTTTTCAGGACATATAATTATGGCTACATTAAAAGAAATGGAATATGATTATAAAGCAGCTAAAAAGAAAAATAATCGAATAAAAATGACAACTATTTCTAAATTAATAACAGAAATAAAAATACTTTCTGCAAAGAAAGATTTTTCTGAACCGCCACAACAATTAATAGATGCAGTTGTTATAAAGAATATTCGTAGAATAAAAGCAAATATATTAGCTTGTCCAGTGTCTAAATCAAAAACACTTAAAGATTTTTATAAAGAATTAAGTTATATTACTGTATATATGCCTCCTGTTATTACAAATAAAGAGGCTATTAAGCAAGGCATTATAAAGATTGCTGACAAATATAATATATTATTTACAGAAGAAAATAAACAAGATTTAATGTATAAAATTACTGCTGTATTGGGTGAACGAGTAGATTTACGAATTGCCGCAGTAGCTTTGGAGGAATTAATAAATGAGACTGAATAAAATATTAGGAGTAATATTTTGGATTTTAATTACTTTTTTTATATGTGCTTATAATATTGTACATCCTGGAGTTATGAAGCATTTTTATGCGGGATTTTTCTCTTTTCTTGCTCTTTATAGTGCAATACAAGTTTTTAAATTTTAACTAATAGGACTTTTATCATTTAAGATAAAAGTCCTATTTTGATTTTTTATTATAAATAATATATAATATATATATAAATTAAAAGGAGGATTTAATAATGATTGAATTTGGCGGTTGTGAAAAAAGTCAATTACAGGATGTATGTGAAACTTTAGCAGCACAATTAATTCAATATGAGCATCCTGCTTGGTATGAAATCAAGGAAGAAGATATTTGTCAGAAACTAAAAGAGGAAGGCTTACCAGTAATAAGATTTTAATGAGGAGTGATTAAAATGAGTACTTATTGTTGTTCAGATATTCATGGAGTTTATAAACTTTATGAAAAAATTAAAGATTTTATTGGTCCAGAAGATAAGGTATATTTCCTTGGTGATGCTGTTGACAGAGGACCAGAACCTTGGAAATGCTTTAAATCAATTTATTATGACCCACAATTTATTTTTCTTAAAGGAAACCATGAGGATATGCTAGCCAAAAGTATTGATGATTATAGTAAATATGGTTATTTTTGCGGAGATAATTTTTATCTTCATGTAAGAAATGGTGGAAAATCTACTTGTGAGCAATGGGAAGCAGATGGGGCAAATTTAACTTGGTGCCGCAAAATTATGGGGCTTCAGAAAACTGCAACCTATTATCGCAAAGATGGTAAAATTGTTGTGCTATCACACGCTGGTTTTACTCCTGGCTCTAAATTTACTGATTTTATTTGGGATAGAAAACATATTCATGATGTTTTTGATATTAAAGAATTTCCCGATGTATATGTAGTACATGGACACACGCCTTGGTGCTATATTGCAGATGTAGATGATGAATCAGAACCATATGTATATACATATGCTCTTGGTCATAAAATTGATATTGATTGTGGTTCCTTCTGGACTAACACAGTAGCCCTTTTAGACCTTGACACTTTTGAACCTATTTATTTTAAAGTATAATTATTGATAAATTATTAAAAATATTATATAATATATTTATCAATTAAAGATAAGGAAAAGAAAAGAAATGGGAAGAAGAAATAATAACATTGTATTTAATAGCTTTTATTGTATGAAATGTGGCAATAAAAGCTATGACTTGCCAAGAAAGAAGGGCGGACAGAAGGCAAGATTTCATAGAAAAAAAATGTATTGTCCACATTGTCGTATTGAAGTAAATCATGTAGAATGTAGGAATGAAGAAGATGTATTTCAGTTTAAACAGGATTTTGAAGATGGAGTTTTTAAAGAAGAATTAGAAGAAAGTTTAGAATATTTAAAGGGAGAGTTGATTTAATATGACAACTTTATATGTTGCTTGCGGAATACCTGGTTCTGGAAAATCTACTACTTTTCGTTCTATAAAAGAAATTGTAGATGGATTCGGAAGGAATACTTTTGAAATAGTTTCAAGAGATGCTATTCGTTTTGCCAAACTTCGTGAAAATGAAAATATTCAATATTTTGATAAAGAAAAAGAAGTTTGGAAAGAGTATATTGATACCATTCAGAAATATCTTGATGAAAAAATTGATTTTGTTATTGCGGACGCTACTCAGCTTAATCAGAAATCAAGAAATAAATTACTTGATAGTTTAAATCTTGAAGGTGTTAAAATTATTCCTTTTAGCTTTGAGTTTCCGCTTGAAACTTGTTTAAGTAGAAATGAATTAAGAAAAAATGATGAGCTTGCTTATGTTCCTAGAGGAGTTATTCGTAGGATGAATGAACAGTTTGAAAAACCAACTTTTTCTGAAAAATATACTTATTCTGCAATCGCTAAAGTAAATGAAGGAGGTATTACAGTTGATTTACCTAGCCAGTGATTTACATTTTTCTCATTCAAAATCTTTTATTTACGAACCAAGAGGTTTTACTTCCATTGAAGAGCATAATGAAGCAATTATTAAAAATTTTAATTCAATCGTAAAACCAGAAGATGAGTTATATATTCTTGGTGATTTGATGTTATGCGATAATGAACGTGGACTTGAATGTCTGCGGCATTTAAATGGAAATAAACATTTCGTTCGTGGGAATCACGATACCTCAATTCGATGCCACCTTTACTCTGAAATCGGCATTATTGATGAAGGATATGCCACAATGCTTAAATATAAAAAATATCATTTCTATTTAAGTCATTATCCAACAGTAACAAGTAATGGAGAAATTAAATCTCTTCATCAAGTTGTTTGCGGGCTTTCGGGTCATACACATTCTAAAGATAAGTTTTATAATAACATTTCATATCTGTATAATGTAGCAGTTGATGCTCATAATTGTTTTCCAGTTTCTTTAGATACAATTATTGAAGATATGAAAATTAAATTTAATGAACAAAAAGCTATGCAGCTTTTTGAATAAATAGTACATTGAAAACTAAATAAAAAGGAGAAAAGAATTTATGAATTTTCTAACAACTATCTTACCGTTTGTACCTTTTGTTTTACTTGCGGTTGTCATTATCGCAGTAATTGCTTCAGGATATGTTAAAGCTCCACCGGATACGGCTTACATTATTTCTGGTTTCCACAAAGAGCCTCGAATCTTAATTGGTAAAGCTGGTATTAAGATTCCTTTCTTTGAACGTTTGGATACTTTAACATTGCGTCAGATGTCTATTGACATCAAAACAAATGGTTACATTCCAACAAAAGATTTTATTGGAGTAAACATTGACGCAGTAGCAAAAGTAAGAGTTCTTACCGAGAATGACCTAAAAGATGAAGAAAAAGGTATTACTCTTGAGATGGTTACCGCAGCTATGAAGAACTTCCTTAATATGTCCAAAGAGCAGATTGAGCAATCCTTACAGGATTCTTTACAGGGTAACATGAGAGAAATCATCGGAACCCAGGAATTAAAGCAGTTATGTAATGACCGTAAAGCCTTTGGAGATGAAGTTCAGGCAAAAGCGCAGAAAGACATGAATGCTCTTGGTATTTGGATTGAATCCTGCAACATTCAGAAGTTAGAGGATGAGAAAAATCTTATCACTGCTCTTGGTCAGGATAACATGGCGCAGATTTCCAAAAATGCTGCTATTGCAAAATCCAATGCTGAAAGAGAAGTAGCTATTGCAGAAGCTCAGAACTCTAAAGAAGCTAATGATGCTAAAGTCGCAGCTGCTGAACAGATTGCAGTTCGTAACAACGAATTTGAAATCAAACAGGCAGATTTAAAGAAAAGTGCGGATACCCGCAAAGCGCAGGCTGATGCAGCAAAAGCTATCGAGGATGAGAAACAGCGTCAGATTAAAGACGTTGCTGCTACCGAAGCAGACATTGCTCGTCAGGAGAAACAGATTGAGTTAAAAGAGAGAGAAGTAGCTATTAAAGAACGCGCTCTGGAAGCTGAAGTTAAGAAAACCGCAGAGGCTGAGAAATACGCAGCACAGCAGAGAGCTGATGCAAAACTGTATGAAACTCAGAAGAAATCTGAAGCTGAATTGTTCGAGAGAACAAAACAGGCAGAGGCATCTCTTGCAGAAGCACAGAGAGATTCTGAAGCTAAGAAAGCACTTGCAGATGCCGTAAAAGCTCAGGGTGAAGCTGATGCGGCTGCAACAAAAGCAAAAGGTGAAGCAGAAGCCGTTGCAATTAAAGCTAAACTTGAGGCTGAAGCTGAAGGTCTTCAGAAAAAGGCAGAAGCTATGAAAAATTACCAGGATGCGGCGGTTACTGATATGAAATTGGAAGCCCTTAAACTTTACTTCGAACAGTTACCTGCTATTGCTGAAGCTGTTGGCAAAGGATATACAAATGTTGATAAAATTGTAATGCTTGGTGGAGATACTTCTAATCTTGCCGGAGATATTATGAAAAATGTAACTCAGGTATCTGAGGGATTAAGTGAATCTCTTGGTATTGATGTTAAATCTCTTTTAGCTGGTGTTCTTGGAACAAAAGCTATTGAGTCTTTTAAAGAAACAGATGTAAATGAATAATTATGAGGAGACCTATTCGTAGGTCTCCTTTTTTAATGCCCGTATCTAGTGCTAGGTCCGCTTGTTGGTTTTCACTCGCCCATACAAATTTTTTGAGCAAAATGTCTAAATTTGATAATTACCTTATTTTATTGTATAATTTTTTAATAAAATAAAGGAGATATATTATATGAAAACATCTTACACATATAATGATGGAATCGCTAGATGTATTATTATAGATAATGATGGAACTACCTATATTGGTGAAGCTCACTGTCATCCAGAAGATGTAGATATGATGAGTGAAAAGACTGGATTACAAATCGCAGAGACTCGTGCCAATATTAAATTTTTAAGACATTTGATTAAAGATTCCAAAAGAGAATTAAAAGCATTAAAAGACTTTCATAGTTTACTTAAATTTAACCCTTATTATAATAAAGACGTTCGTGAAACCCATTTACTTATAAGAGAAATAAGAAGAAGAGAAAAAGATATTAAGGAAAATGAAAAATCACTTAAAGAGATGAAAGATACTTTAATTGAATACATTGCGGAAAAAGAAAAATTTTACCAAAAAATTAGGCGCTATCGTAATAAAGGTCAAAAATAAATAAATATTTTAATTTAAAAATTATAAATTTATATAAGGGGGAAATATATGAATAAATTAAAATATTTCTTACTTGGCATGTTTACAGCAGAAGTAGGACTTGAATTACTTAATTCTATTTCTAACTTAGCACTCCAAAAGTGCGAAGTTGAGAAAGGAAAAATGCAAGTTCAAATAGCTAAATTACGAGCCGATTATGAAAAAGCAACTCAATCACGAGAAACCGCTTCTAATCCAATAGGTTTTGCTACAGAACCAATAGTAGAAGAGGACGAAAGCGAGGCAGAAGAAGACGAATGAAAAATATCTATTATGATACTTGTAGTCTACTATTAACAGCAGATACTTTATTTGATAATCCAGAAGAACAAATAATTATCTCTTCAGTTTCATTACGAGAATTGGAAGATATAAAAAGTTCCGATAAAAAAGATGCTGACGTTAAATATGCCGCAAGGCATTTAACTAGAATTTTAGATAAAAATAAAGGAAAGTTCATTACTGATATTTATTATGATTTATCTGAATTAATTAAAAAATATAATTTACCAGATAATAATGATAGTAGAATCTTAATTTCTGCTTATAATTATCCTGATGAAGTTTATTTTTGTTCTAATGATTTATGTTTAAAATCTTTAGCAACAATTTTCTTTGACAATGACCATATAATTTCAGTTGTAGAAGAAAGCACTGATAATTATACTGGTTTTAAAGAAATTACTTATTCTTCTGATGAAGAATTAGCACAAATTTATGCAGATTTATTTGATAAAGAAATTTCTAAAAAATTTGATTGCTTAATTAATGAATATTTATTTATTAAAAATCCGCAAGGAGAAATAGTAGATAAATATAAAAGAACTGAAAATGGATTTGAGCAATTCCATTATTATAAAACTGAAAGTTATATGTTTGGTAAAATTGCTCCAAAAGATGCTTACCAATGTGCAGCATTAGAATCTTTTAATAATAATCAAATTACAATGATTCAAGGACGTGCGGGCTCTGGTAAGAGTTATTTAAGTCTCGGATTTCTATTTGAACAGCTTGAGAAGCGCAAAATAGATAAAATTATAGTATTCTGTAATACAATCGCAGCGCAAGGCGCCGCAAAGCTTGGATATTATCCAGGAGATAAAAATGATAAATTGTTAGATTCACAGATAGGCAATATGCTTTCTAGTAAACTTGGTGATAGAATTGAAGTAGAAAGATTAATTGCCGATAGAAAACTTCTATTATTACCTATGTCTGATTTACGTGGATTTGATACTACTGGATTAAATGCTGGAATATATATTACAGAAGCTCAAAATTTAAGTGTTGAATTAATGAGACTTGCCCTTCAACGTATTGGAGAAGATAGTATTTGTATTATAGATGGAGATACTAAACATCAAGTAGATTCAATTTTATATAGCGGTGCAAATAATGGTATGCGAAAAATGTCTGAAGTATTCAGAGGTTGCGATTACTATGGTGAAATTGAATTACAAAAAATTTATAGAAGTAAAATAGCTGAACAAGCTGAATTAATGTAAAGGAAGACCTTTTGGTCTTCCTTTTTTATTATAAAATTTTGAAAGGAGAAAAATATGGCAGACAAGAACATATGGAATTATTTATTAAAGCAACTTGGAAATGAATATGGCGTTGCAGGTTTGATGGGAAATATTTATGCTGAATCTGGCATGAGAGCCAATAGAGTAGAAATGTTATGTTTAAAACGACTTTCTCAAAATGGACAAAATTATAATGATGTTACTTATACTGCGGCAATAGATTCTGGTAGAATTTCTAGAGCCACATTTTTAAATCCTTTGCCTGGCAAACGATATGGTTATGGTTTATGTCAATGGACTAGTCCAAGCCGCAAAGCAGGTTTATATGATTTAGTAAAATCAAAAGGTGTATCAATCAGTGATGAAAACACACAATTAGAATGGTTAATAAAAGAATTAACTGCAACTTATCCAACAGTATTAAAAACATTAAAAAATGCAAAAAGTGTTCAAGAAGCATCTGATATAGTATTAACAAGGTTTGAATGTCCAGCAAATACAGGAAGTAGCGTAAAAACCACAAGAGCAAATTATGGAAAGCAATATTATAATAAATATGCAGGAGGTAAAGTAACTAATATGGGAAATTATGATAATTATATTTATAGTAAAGGAACTCATTATATTTCTAATTCTGGGCATGATGAAAATGGTCGATATCATGGTGGCGCCGCAGGTGACCAAACAGGTGATGAATGGTATCTGCGCTCTTGGTATAGTAGACCTTGGAATTGTGTAATTAGATATACAAAAAATCCACAAGTAGGCTTAAAGTTGGCAGAATTAGGATGCGCCGCAGCTTTAAATGATAATATTGGATATGACCAATATGAAAGAAATGATTATTGGAATAATTTAAAGTTAGCTGGATATGACCCATCTAAAATTACAAAGAAATGTGAAGGTGATTGTTCTGCTGGTGTTATCGCAAATACTAGAGCTGTAGGATATTTACTTGGCATTCCAGCACTTCAAACTATTAGTGCAACTTATACAGGTGATATGAAAGCTGCATATAGACGTGCAGGATTTACTATTTTAACTGATAGTAAATACACTTCTGGCTATGGATATTTACTTCCTGGCGATATTCTTCTTAATGAACGCTCACATACAGCTACAAATGTAACTAAAGGTGCTTATGTAAACTTTAATCCAGGCACTTCTACTACTACAGGCGGAAGTACAGTTCCACAAGGAAATAAATCATACTGTGGAAAAGGTATTGGAACTGCAACTGCTTTATGTGAAATGAATATTCGCTCTGGTAATGGAGCTTCTTATACTTCTTATGGCTCAATTAGTGCAGGAACAGCAGTTGAAGTTCTTGAAAAAACAAGTAATAACTGGTATAAAATTGTATGGCCTGGCGCAGCAAAAGGATATGCATATACGTCTTGTGAAAAAAATAGTTATTATAAATATGTTGCTAATAAAAAACAACAAACAACTACAGCTACAACTAACATTAAAAAAGTTACAGCAAAACAAGGAGCAGACTCTTTTAATAAAAATCTTGCAG